CCCTGCCCGACACGTTCTCGAACGGGCTGGACGCGACCACCGACACCGTGTCGACGTTCTTCACCACGACGTTGCCCAACGCCGTGTCCGATGGGGTCTCGGTGGCCTTCACGGCGGTGACCGATTTCTTCACCGACCTCCCCTACAAGGTCGGGTTCGCCCTCGGCCAGGTCATCGGGCACGTGGTCAATTTCGGCCAGTCCGTGATCGACATGTTCGCGAACCTGCCGACCCGCATCGGGGAGATCTTCGACAGCTTCTCCGACACCGTGGTGGACGAGGCGACCGAGGCCGGCCAGGGGGTCCTGGAGACCACGACGACCTGGTTCGACGACACGGTGGCCTTCCTGGCCGAGCTGCCCGGCAAGGTCGGTACCGCGATCGCTGATTTCGTCACGGTGGCCGTGCAGACCGCGACGGACGCGGGGACGAGCTTCCTCGCCACCGTGCAGCTCTGGTTCGACAACACGGTCGCGTTCCTGTCCACGCTGCCCGGCAAGATCCAGGCGGCCATCGTGGGGTTTGTCGACGTCGCGGTGACGACCGCGCAGGACGCCATGAACGGGTTCTTCGCCAGCATCGTCGCCATCTGGACGCAGGTGCAGATCTTCCTGCAGTCCATCCCGGGCCGGATCCAGGCGGCCATCGGCTACCTCGGCAACCTGCTGTTCAACGCCGGACGTGACCTCATCGACGGCCTGGGACGCGGGATCCGGGCCGCCTATCAGGGCCTGCTCGACTTCGTGTCCGGGATCGCGGACGGGATCGCCTCAGTCAAGGGCCCGCTGTCCTACGACAAGATCGTCCTCGTGCCGCACGGCGAGGCGCTGATGGCCGGCCTCGAGTTCGGCATCCGCACCGGTGAAGAAAAGGTCCTCGAGTACGTCGCCGGGACGGCCGACCGGATCGCCCAAGCCACGCAGGCCGGCCTGGGCGCCAGCGGCCTGGGCTCGGCCGCGCAGGAGGCGCTGAGCCGGCTCAACTCCGGCGGGCGGCTGTTCGAGGACTTCACCTTCCAGGGACAGTCGGCCAACCTCGGGCGATTCAACGACGCGCTGGTGGACCGGTTCAAGGCCAGCGGCGGCGGGGACGTGCGCGCCTTCCTGGAGGCGATCGTGGCCAGCGAGACCCGCGCCGCGCAGGCGCCGGTGGCCAACTCGCCCGCCGACGAGCCGGGCATCCAGGTGCGGGTGTTCATCGGCCAGCGCGAGCTGACCGACCTGGTACTCGAGATCGTCGGCGCGCAGGACCGTACGACCGCGCAGCGCCTGCGCGCGGGCACGGGCACGACGTGGTGAGGGCGCGATAGTGGCCACCCGGCAGAACATCTGCATCGTCCCGGCGCTCAAGATCGACGACGGGGCGCCCGGCGCGCCCTGGAACGACCTGACCCCGGGCGACTGGGCGCGCACCGCCAGCGCGCACGCCAGCCTGCCGCGCTCCACAGCGTTCGCCGGGACGACCGCGACGAACCTGGTCTGCAGCCTGGCCACCGGGGCGAGCGCCGGCAAGTACTACGTCGTCTCGGTCAGCGTGCGTGCGGTCGGCCCCCAGGTCGGCGTGCTGAACATCGACTGGAAGACCTCGGGCAACGTCTTCATCTCGACCACCAACGGCGCCGGGTCCGACTACGGCGAGTTCAACCTGTCCGGTAGCTCGACCACCCGGGTCGCGGTGCTCGGCCAGGCGCCCACCAACACGGCCCGGGTGGTGCCCGTGCTGGCCGGCATGGACGCCGGCGGTGCGCAGGCCACCGCGTGCATGATCCGTGAGTTCACCACGTTGGTCGACGCCGAGGCCGCGCTGGAGCTGGACCGGCTGGCCGCCGAGTACTTCGACGGCGACTCCGACGGCGCGAGCTGGGACGGCGCGGACGGCGAGTCGACCTCGACCATCGTGCTCGACGAGCCGCCGCAGCTGCTGGCCGCGCTGCCCGGTCCGAGCGCGGTGCTGACCCCGCAGGTCACGATCACCGCAGTCGAGCTGACCGCCGCGTTGCCGTCCCCGGCGGCGGCGATCGGCCTGCTGGTCTCGGCGCTCTACGACGACCGGCGCGGGCGCATCCGGGTCGGCGCGCAGGGCCTGGCCGGGTCGGTGGTGCGCGCCGTGGTCTCGCACCGCAAGGCCGGCACGAGCACCTGGAGCGAGGTGCGCGGCGGGCGGGTCCCGGTGGTAGACGCGGCGTTCGCGCGGACCGTGGACGACTACGAGTTCTCCTCGGGCGCCACGATGGAATACCGCATCCAGGGTCTGTCGACCCAGGAGGGCGAGCCGGACGCGGTGGTGCAGACCCGCATCATCGACGTCGGCCCGGTGCTCGAACGGGTGTGGATCAAGTTCATTGCTCGCCCGTTTCTGAACCGCCGCGTCGAGCTGGTCGGGTGGTCGGCGATCCGGCGCCGCTCCCGCGCGGCCCGCTTCGACGTGGCCGGGGCGAAGCTGCCGGTGGTCACCACGGACAAGCACCTGGGCCGGGAGTTCTCCGTGGACGTCGCGGTGCACACCGTGGCCGACCGGGACACCCTGGACAACGCGCTGTCCGACGGCGTGCCCATCTTCCTGCACACGCCGAGCACGGTGGCCTGCCCGACGCTCTACGCCTCGGTGGGCGACTACGAGTACAACCGCCCGGCCAGCAGGTCCAAGCGCTCGATCTTCACCATCCCGTTGGTGGAGATCGCCGCGCCGCCCCCGTCGGTGGTCGGGGTCGGGTTGACCTACGCGGTGCTGGCCACCCAGGCGGGCACCTACGCCGACATCCCGGGGCTCTACCCGACCTACGCGGACATGGGGTGAGCGGCGATGGTCTATGACGTCAGTGACCGGTTCCGCCGCACGATCAGCGGCAGTCACCTGGTCGCGGTGCGGACCCAGCTGCTGGAGACGATCCAATTCGGCGCGGCGCCGACCGGTGGGACCGTGCTGCCGCTGCTGGGTGGCGGGCTGAACCTGTCGGCGTCCACGGACATCAAGGGCAGCCTTCGGATCACCGTGCCGGCCGACTACTGGGAGGCGTGCCAGCCCTACGGCACCGAGATCTTCGTGGAACGCGGGATCGACTACGGGGACGGCACCCGCGAGCTGGTACCGCTGGGCTACTACCGCATCCAGGACGTCGAGCAGACCGACGAGCCGTTCGGGCCGATCGCGGTCACCGCCGACGACCGCACGGCCACGCTGCAGGACGTGCGGGTCATCTACCCGTACCAGGTGCCGCCGGCCACCACGCACCGCGCGATCTTCGAGCGCCTGGTGAACGGCACCCTGGACGGCGCCGAGGACGAGTCCGGCACCTACGGCATGTACCCGTCGGGGCCCGACGTGGCCATCGACTGGGACGACGCGGGCTACGACCCGGACGCGGTCACCGTGGCCAGCGGGCTGACCGTGGACGACTACGTCTACGACTTCCTGGCCAAGCTGGTCGACTCGCGTAACGCAGTGATCGCCTTCCGGCCGACCGGTGAGCTGGCCGTCATCGCGCGCGAGCCGGACCCGGACGCGCCCGCGGTGCTCACCGTGCGTCCGGGTGACGGCGGCACGCTGGTGCGCCAGAGCCGGCGCACCAGCCGCAAGGGCGTCTACAACATCGTCCGCGCGACCGGCTCGGACCCGGGGTTCGCCACCGGTTACCGGCTCGCCTACATCGCCGACACCGACTCGCCGCTGTTCTGGGCGGGCCGGATGGGCGCGCTGGTGCGCTACTACGCGTCCCCGCTGCTGCGCACCACCGAGGCAGCCGCCGAGGCCGCTCTGTCGATCCTGGGGCGCTCCACTGGCCTGCCCACCGAGCGTTCGCTGTGGACGGTGCCGGACCCGTCGCTGCAGCCGTTCGACAAGATCAACTCGATCGGCAAGGACGGCATCCCGCTCACCCACATCATCGACGGGATCGACATCCCGCTGGTGGTCGACTCGGGGTCCCCCGAGCTGCAGATCCGCACGCGCACCACCAACCCGGTCGGCGAGGTGGAGAACGACCCGACTCCGCCCCCGCCACCGGATCCGGAGGACCCTCCGGGCGAGGACCCCGGGTCGGGCGATCCCGGCGGCGGACCCGGGGGCAGTCCGGACCCGGCCGATGGCACCCAGCAGGGCGTGCTGGGCGGGTGGGGTCCGGTCATCGCGGGTGACGAGTTCAACGACGACTCGATCGACACCAACCTGTGGGGTCTCTACAACTCCGAGGGGCACGCCGGCAACGGCCTGCGCCGGGCGTCGGCGTTCACTCAGACCGGCGGGGTGCTGCGCATCCACGGCGAGAACAAGGTCAGCGGTGGCGCGGCGTTCAAGCGCTCGTCCTACGGCTACCGGGTCGAGTGCCGGGTGCGCGTCTACCACACCGGCGGCGGCACCAACGACCGCTATCACCCGGTGCTCATCCTCTGGCCGAGCAATGACCAGTGGCCAGCCGGCGCCGAGTACGACTACTTCGAGTGCGACGAGGGCACCGGCGAGTTCGGGCTGTTCATGCACCTGCCGAACCACACCCCGTACCGCCAGGATCATTACTCCGAAGCGCTGGACATCCAGAATTGGCACAACTACGCCTGCGAGTGGAACCCGCAGGCCAGGACGCTGCGGACCTGGATCGACGGGCGCCTGGTCTACAACGGCTCCGGCCGGGTCGCCGACGCGCCGTTCCCGATGCACCCGACCTTCCAGCTCGACGACTTCGGCGGCAACCCGCGCCCGTGCAACTTCGAGATGGCCTGGATGCGCATCTACGGCAAGCCCAACGGCGGTGGCTGATGAGCTTCCCCGGACTGTCCAGCGACACCGCGCGCGAGCTGCTGGGCGCGCCCGACGGCGGCACCCTGCTGGTCTACGCCGGCTACATGACCGAGTGGGACCCGGTGACGCGGGAGAACGTGGTGGCCGGCGGCGCGCAGACCTTCGTCAACCTGCACATGATCAACCCGACCGCGCTGTCCGTCGGACCGGTGCTCTTGATCGAGACACCGGCTGCGCCGATCATCCTCGGACGGATCTACAACGCCGAGCCGGCACCATGAGGGAGGGGCGATGACCGCAGCGCTCTACGAGCCGCTGGCCAACATCATGCTGGACACGCTCGGCGCCACCGGCGCGGAGTACGACTGGCTGCAGCTGCACACCGGCGATCCGGGCGCGGCGGGCACCAGCAACATCGCCGCCGAGTCGACCCGCTTCCAGGTCGTGTGGGACACGGCCGCCGACGGGTCGATCCAGCCGACCACCGAGGTGGACATCACCACGGTGGCGGCCACCGAGACCTGGCTGTTCTTCACCGCCTGGACGCAGTCCACCGGCGGCACGGTCGGCCTGGTCGGCGTCGTCTCGGTGGGGTCGGTGACCGCCGGCGCGGACGTCACGCTGCCCCCGGAGTCGATCACAGTCACGTTCCCGCTGAAGACCTGAAGGGCCGACCATGGGCGAGACGACCCGGTGGGACATCCGCTACCCGGAGCCGGGCGACGAGACGAACGTGCCGCTGGACCTGGCCGAGCTGGCCGAGGACGTGGAGGACGGACTGGGTCGGGCGTTCGCGTGCACCTCGAGCACGCGACCCACCGGCGTGCCGGCGGGCTTCCTGATCTACGAGACCGACACCGACCTGGTGCTGGTCTACGACGGCGCCGGCTGGATCGGCACCGGCTCGGGCGGCTCCGGCGGGGGTGGGGGCGGGTCCGTGGTCGGCGGGCGCTGGTCGGCCGGGTCCAGCGCGCAGTCCATCCCGAACACCACGTCCGGGCCCGGCACGATCGTGGCGTTCGGCACCGTCGTGTCCGGCTCGGGCATCCCGGCGCCGGCTGGCGTCACCCGGACCACCGAGGGCGCCGGCCACAAGTTCGCACTGACCGACTCCGGCCTCTGGTCGGCGGCCGCGCAGGCGCGCGTGGCCAGCTCAGCGGCGGCAGGTGAGATGAGCCTGTCGGTGTGGGCCGACCTGGCTGGCGGCACCAGCTTCGACTACAACATCGGCGCCGACGGGGCCCGGCGCGAGGGTCTGCCGCGCTCGCTGAACGCCGGCAAGCCCACCTACCTGCCCGCGGGCACCACGCTGGTCGCCTACCTCTACAACGGCACCGGCACCACGCGCACCCTCGAGCCGAACTCCGGCGCCTGGGTGCACATGGACATCTGGCGGGTGGGCTGATGGCCGAGGTGGGCGCCCTGCTCGAGCGGCTCGACGTCGTGCATCTGGCCGGCACGCCGTTCGAGCTGCCGGTGCCGGTGCTGCAGGGCGACGGCACGGCGACCCCGACGGCCTCGGTCACCGATGCCCGCGCGCACGTGCGTGCCTCGGTGGACTCGGACGTGATCCTCTACGTGTTCTCGGTCGACGACGACACGATCGAGCTGGTCGACGACGGCGGCGAGTCGGTGGTGCGCCTGCACGTCGACTCCGCCGAGACCGACGAATGGCAGCTGCTCTGGCCGGGCCGCGATGGTCGCGCCGTCGTCTGGTGGGACCTGGAGATCACCACCAGCGACGGCGCCGAGCAGATCATCGCGCCCAGCACTTTCACCCTCTACCACCAGGTCACCCGATGACCCGCTGTTGTAGCCATAGGGCGCTCCTATGTGCCGAGCGGACAGCTTCCCCCCGCCTTCCTTCCAGGTCCACCCGATCGGAGCAGTGCCCGTGACGATCACCCTGTCCACCACCCTGCGCAACGCACTGGCCGACCTGCTGGCGGACTCACTGGACGGCGGGTCCGGCGCCGGCTACGTCGAGATCCGCTCCGGCACCCGCCCGGCCGGACCCGGCACCACGGCCACCGGCACCCTGCTGGCGACCGTGGTGTTCGCGGACCCCGCGTTCGGCGCGGCCAGCTCGGGCGCCTGCACGCTCACCAACCCGGCCAGTGTCGACGCGGTAGCCACCGGCACGGCTACCTGGTGCCGGTTCTTCACCAGCGACGCCACCGCGCTGTTCGACGGCCGGGTTACCGCGACCGGCGGCGGCGGTGACATCACGCTGGAGGACACGGCACTGGTGTCCGGCGAGGCGGTCGATATCACCGGGGGCACGCTGACCCAGCCGGCCGGGACGGCTGACTGACCCGTGTCCGCCCGAGCCAACGCAGGTACCGACCTGCTGACCCGCGCATCCCCGCCGTCCGTGTCGGCGGGGATCACGCTGCTGTGCTGGGTCATGGCCAGGGTGGACACCAACGACTTCGCGACCATCGCGCGTATCCATGCGTCCGGCTCGACCATCCTCACCTGGGCGGCCAGCTCGGACGGCCTGGGTGGGCCGAACTACTTCACCGGCGGCGGCACGGTCAGCTCGTCCACCGGGCTGGCTGTGGACGCCTGGCGCAAGGTCGCGGTCTCCTGCTCGGGCACCACGGCCAAGATCTACACGCAGGATCCCGGCAACGCGACCGAGGTGGACTCGGGCGCGGTCAGCAGTTCGGGCACCCCCACCGAGATCGCCCTGTTCAGCCGGGGCGGCGGCGACACCAGCGAGTTCCTGAACGGCCGCATCGGCTACTTCCGAGTGTTCGCCGCCGAGCTGACCCAGGGCCAGATCGAAGCAGAGTGGGACTCGGCCACCGCGATCCAGACGGCCTGGGCCGACTGGCCGCTGATCGCGGACCTGAACGACATCAGCGGCAACGCCCGCCACCTGTCCGCCGGCGCGACCGCGGTCGACTTCGAGGACGATCCGCCGCTGCCCGCCGGCACGACCGGCGAGCTGGCCGCGTCCATCCCGCTGCAGACGGTCGCGCTCGCCGGTGACGTGATCGTCGGCGGCGCGGTGGCCGTGTCCATCCCGCTGCAGACCCTGGCTCTGCCCGGCGAGGTCGTCACCGGCGGGGCCGTGGCGGTCTCGATCCCCCTGCAGACCCTCGCGCTGCCCGGTGACGTGACCACCGGCGGCGCGGTCGCGGTGTCCATCCCGCTGCAGCAGCTCGCCCTGCCCGGCGAGGTGGTCACCGGCGGCGCACTGGCCGCGTCCATCCCGCTGCAGACCGTCCACCTCTTCGGCGCCGAGGACGTCGCGCTGGTGCGCCCGTTGCGCGCGGGTGCTGCCACCAAGACCGCCGGCCGCCGGGCCGGTGCTGCCACCAAGACCGCCGGCCGCCGGGCCGGTGTGGTGAGCTGAGACGAGGACTCGCCTTTGATGCCCCTCTGGGTGCTCGATGCCCTGCGCCTGATCAGCTGCGCACTGGCGGTGGCCATGGTGCCGGCGTCGATCGCCGCCGCGTTCATGCGGGCGCGCCCGTGGGACGAACGGCTGATGATCCTCGGGCTGGTGGGCTTCGGGGTGCTGCTGGCCTGGGCCTACCTGCAGGGGTTGGGCACGCCCGGCTCGCCGGGCGTCGGGTGGCGGATCGCGCTGCTGGCGCTGGTCACCTCCGGTGCGACTGTCGGCTCGGTGATCCACGCTGTGCGCGAGTGGCAACGCCTGCGCCGGCAGTGACATCCATGTAGTCCCGACCGGGCGGGGCCGGCCAGCGCATGCAAGGAGGTGGCCGGTATGTCGGTCGAAGTGGTCAACGCAGTGTTCTCGGGTCTGGTGGTGCTGCTGACGCTGTTCACCACCTCCGCGACGATCCGGGCACGTCGGGTCGCGGTTGACCGACGGGCCTACCGTGAGCTTCAGCGAGACCATGTCGTGGCCCTGCAGCACATCTACGAGCTTGAGCTGATGGTCGCGGCCCGCGGGATCACCCCACCGAAGCGGCCCGACAGACTGGAGACCACCGACGATGACGGCACATCCGGCAACCCCCCTGCCCTTCCTCCCGCGCCCCAACCGAGTCCCCGCTGAGCGACCCGGCCGCCTGGTGGCCGCCGGGTTGGTGGGTCTGGCCGTGGTGGTGCTGGGCGCCGGTGTCGTCCAGGCCGTGCAGGCCGGCCGGGACGCCGACCAGCGCGATCAGCTGGTGCAGGTGGTCGATCGGGCGTGCGCGCAGGGCCGCCTGCCTGCGGACGTGTGCGCGGCCGGCCAGCGCGCCGCCGAGTAGCTCACCCGACGTGAAACGACCCGAGCACCGTCTACGGCGCTCGGGTCGGTCCGTTTGTCCCTGGAAGGACGGAGATCAGGTTAGCTCAGCAGTAGGGGCCGGGGCAGACGCCGTTGCGGATGGTTCGCCCGCACTTACAGGGGCGCGGACGCGGGTCGATGCCGGCGCGGCGCGCAGCCTTCGCGTGGCCGCGCTGCACGTTCGTGCAGATGCACGCCGCACGCAGGCGTTTGCAGGCCACGCAGCGCTGCTCGCGCAGGCGGGACAGACGCGGCCAGGGCATCAGCGCGGCGGGGGGTCGTCGAGCTGGGCCACCAGGTCGGGCATCTGCACGGTCAGGTCGGCGTCGTAGATCAGCCGAAGCTCGCGCTTGGTGATCAGCAGCATCGGCCAGGGGGATCCCCCTCGGCTGCCGAACAGCGAGATCAGGACGGCTTGAGCGGCCATCCAGATCGACGGCTGGTCGCTATCGCCCTCCTGGCGCTGCCAGGCGACTCCGTCGGGGTCGAGCACCACGGAGCCGACGGCCGGCTCGGGTGGCGACTGGGCGGTGAAGGTGCGCACTAGTTCGTCCCCAGGTCCAGGTCGTAGTCCGGCAGGATGGTGGTCGGCCGAAGGATGATCCGGGTGTGGTACTGGCTGGCCACCACCGGGCCGAGCTGCGTGGACACCCAGCCAACCTCGGGACCCAGTCCGAAGTAGTGCTTCTTGTACTCGTCCGGTCCGGTCTTGCAGATCACCACCAGGTCCCCGTCCCGGGTGATCGAGCACGCCCCCTCCGCTGAGAACAGGATCTCACCGGACCGCAGGTTCATGCCGATGATCAGTCGGTTCACCTCAAAATTGTCGGCGGCGGTGCTGACGTTCTCCGACGCTGTGCTGGCCGCCGTACCGGTGCAGCTCGCGAGCGCCAGCAGCAACGCGCCCAGCGCTACCAGCGCCCAGGTCGTGCGTCTGATCGTGCCGGTCATGAGTCCTCCAGGGGTGCAGGGATCACGGTGCCGGACGCCATGACGAACAGCTGGCGCGGCACGGGGGTGGGCAGCAGCAGGGTTGGCCGGTCCAGCCTTGCGGCGCGGTCCCCCTTGTCGTGCCAGGTGACCTGCACGCCGAACAGGATCGAGCCAAGCCCGCCACGGATCGCGGCCGCTTCGGCCAGCTGCTGGCGCACGGCGGTCTCGATGGCCTGGGCGCTGCCCTCGTCGCGCGACCACTCGGTCATCACGTCGCGGGTCACCGCGAGCGCCTGGCGGCGAGGCCAGCCGTCCAGGATGCGCTGCAGCAGCGCTAGCTGGTCCTCGTCGGCGGCCAGGCGGCGCAGCATGGTGCCGGTGCTGGGCACGAGCGCGTCAGTGAAGTCGGCCACCGGAGCGCCCCTCCCGCTGCACCCGGTCGAGCATCTGCCCGATCCGCCGGCGGTCGACCTTGTCCAGCTCCCAGGTCATCAGCCAGGCCAGCCACAGCGAGGGTCCGGCGCCGCGGGTGAGGAACTCGTACTGGCGCGCGCTGGGCATGACCTGCTCGATCGGCTGCAGGTCGGCCAGGGTGCGGCGCAGCGCGGCCAGCTCGCGGGCGCGGGCGAGCAGTCCGCCGGCCATCAGCTGTCACCCCTGAGTTCGGGGGTGTCGAACCGGTCCAGGAACGCCTGGCCGGTAGGCATGGGCTCGTTCGCCTGGCGTCCGGCCGGGTGGCGCGCACGCGAGCGGGTGTAGCTCGGCGCGGGCCCGGAGACCTTCGCCACCGGGATCCGCGAGGTCGCCTCGGCATCCGCGCGCAGCGCGTCGAGCGTGCTGTCGGCCGCCTGCGCACGCCGCTCGGCAGCATCGGCGCGCTTGCGCTCGCGCTCGTAGGCCGTGTCGCAGCGCTTGAGGCCGACGGCCAGCAGCGCGGCGGCCACGATGGCCACGGCGGCGACCGCCCCGAGCGTCCAGTGCAGCCAGTCCATCTCAGTCCTCCGTGAACGGGTCGGCGACCGGGCGGGCCGCTCGGGCGCGGGCGTCGCGCTGCAGGGCTTCCTGGTGCAGCTGGCCGTAGAGCGACACGGCGAGCGCGCCGGCGGCCGCCACGGCCACCAGACAGCCCAGGGCGAGCAGGTAGTTGCCCAGGGACAGCCCGACCACGCCGACGACGAGGGCGATCAGGGCGATCAGCAGGCACAGCGTGCGAACGCCCTGGCGCTCGGCGTCCGGGCCGACCTGGCGGCGAGGCACGTCCCTCACGGCATCCCCCTGGCGAGCTGCTGGGTGCGGTCGATGAACCAGCCGACGCCGTAGGCCAGCGCGACAGGGTCGCGCATGGCGTTGGCCAGGCACAGCTCGCACAGCGCCCACCCGGCGAACATGGTCACGGCGGCGCGACCATCGCGGCCGGGCACGGGGGGCAGTGTGGCGCACGGTGCGCAGAGCAGTGGCTCAGCCATCGCTGGCCGCCGCCGGCAGGTCGCGGGCCGGGCGGATGTGCGTCGGCGGCGTGGCCGGAGCCTGCGCGGGCGGGTCCAGCTCGTCGGCCCAGCGGCGCAGCTCGGCGATGTGCTGCTCGTCCTGGGTGATCTGTCGCCGGGTGAGTTCGGCGCGACCGTGGCGCAGCGTCTCGTCGGCCGTGTCGGCCTCGTCGCGCAGCAGCGCGGCCAGCCGGGCCGCCTGGTCGGGGTCGCGGATGAAGCTCGGGGTGGTGGAGCGTCCCATGGTGTCCTCCAGGGTGGATCGGTCAGTCTGGCTCAGTCCTCGGTCGAGCCGGCGGCCAGCTTGCGCCCGCTGGTGGCGCCCTCGCAGATTCGGGTGATCTGGGTGGCGCTCAGCCCGGTGGCGCGCCGGATGTCGGTGCCAATGCGCGAGCGGCCGGCCATCCAGGTGCGGATGCGGTCGCGGCGACGCCGCTGGACGGCGGCCAGCTGGCGCTGCAGCTGCTCGATCAGGTCCGTGTCGTCGGCGATGGCGACCAGGTCGGCGTCCAGGTCGGCGTTGCTGTCCACGTCGCTCGTCACCCCTCCAGGGTAACCCCGGGGTAGACGGGCGGTCTACCCCGGGGTGGGTCGGTCAGTCCAGGTCCGGGTAGCTGGCGAGCGGCTGCGCGGTGAACTCCTCGAAGCTCATCGAGTGCTGACGCTGCTCGGGGTCGGTCTCGCTGCCCTCGCGGGCGAAGCTGACCGTCTGGCCGGCCAGGTCGACCACGATGATCGGGCGCTCGTTGTCGCCGATGCGCAGCGACAGGCCGCCGCCAGTCTCCTCGTCGACCAGGTCGGCGAACACGCGCGAGGTAATGATCCGCGCCAGGTACTGGTCGTCGTTCCAGCGCTTGCGCCCGAACGCCAGCGCCTCGCGGAGGGACTCCGGCCAGCTCTCGCCGCTCCAGTGGATGTAGAGGTACACCCCGCCGCGCCCGCCGTCGGGGGTCGGCATCTCCAGGTAGATGTTGGCTCGGTCGCCCATGATGATCAGTCCTTCCAGGGTTGGGTCGTGCTCGGTCATCCGTAGTGCGCAGTAGCGTCGCGCTCGATCCGGTCGGCCTCCTCGTCGGCCAGCTCGTCCTGCGCCGGCTCGTCGTCGGGGGCCGACCAGGCGGAGTCCCGCTCGCAGTCGGCGGTCCACCAGAACGGGCGGCTCATCGGGCCCACGTCCCGGACCCCTGTGCGGCGCTGCGCACCTCGCGCAGCTCGGCCTCCAGCTCGGCGATCCGAGCATCCCGACCGTCCGCTACGGCGACGGTCGCGCCGGTCAGCTTCGAGACGATGTCCTCCAGCTCGGCGGCGCGCCCCTCCTCCGAGAGCAGCGCGTTGCGGGTCTGCTCGTGCTGCTCGCGCTCGTAGGCCAGCTCGTTGTGCTCGCGCTCGGACTCCAGCTCGGCGATCCGGAGGGCGAGCCGCGAGCGGTCGGTGTTCCACTCGTTCTGGGCGGCCAGCGCCGTGTCGACCATCCGGACCGCCTGGACTTCCAGCGCGGCGATCCGATCCAGGGCATGGCCCAGTTCGCCACGGGTCTGGTCGTCGGTCGCCTCGGCGCGCTCGGCCCGCTTGCGCTGCACGCTCAGCTCGGCCTCCAGCTCGGCGATCCGCTGGCGCACAACGCTGACGTGGTCGCGGACCAGCCCCTGGCCGCCGAGCAGATCGCGCGCGCCAGCGGCGGCCAGCTCGCCGAGCCTGTCCAGCGACGCACGCGGCTGGCCGGCCTCGGCCTCGTCGAGCGTGGCGTACGAGCCGGCCAGCCGCGTGCCGTCCGCGATGGCGGTGGCTACCTCGTCCACGGTCGGGATGCCGGCGGGGTCGGCCTGCTCGACGGCCCGGTTGATCTCGTCCTCGGTCGGCAGCGCGGCCAGCCAGGCCAGCACGGTCTCGCGCCTGCCCCGCGAACCGGTGACTGCAGACCGCCCAGACGTGAGCAGGTCGGCGAACCGAACGGCGCCGGCCCGGGTGAACGAGACGGCGACGGCGACATCACCCCGCACGAACCGGTTGCGCCGGTCGCTGGTCGCGTACATCGACCAGCCGTGCTTGGCGGCGGTGGCGGCGATCTCGTCGCGGGCGGTCTGGCGGGGGGCGCTGGCGTTGGTCATGGGAGTGACTCTACCCCGGGGTGGAGTGCGAGTCAACCCCGGGGGCGAGGCAGGTCAGGAGTTGCCGGCCGATGTGCTCGGTGTAGGCGGGCGGCACGGCCAGGTTCAGCGCCTCGCGGGGAAGCCAGTCGATGCCCATGGCCTCTCGCCGCTCGGCGGCGCGCCCCTGGTAGCCGCCCCGGCCGGATCCGGGTCGATGGTGGGTGGTGCCCCCGCCGCTGAACAGGTCAAGCAGGCGGGGGCGGCGCAGGGACGCGCCGCTCACCCGTACAGCTCCGTGCGCGCCTGCTCGTCCAGGCCGATCTCGTCCAGCTCGACACCGGCGCGCCGCGCGGCGCGCGCGATGCCGGCGGCGACGCGCTGGGCGTTTGCCCGCTCGGCGAGCGTGGCGCCGGGCCGGCGCGCATCGCGCCGAGCGGCGAGGTACTCGGCTGCGTGGTCGCGAGCTGCGGCGTTGGTCATGGGAGTGACTCTACCCCGGGGTGGAGTGCGAGTCAACCCCGGGGGCGACACGGTCACCGGGACCCCGTGACGAGCAGGTACAGGCCCGGGGTCTCGTCCGGTTGCGCCTCCCGCTTGAGCGAGTGCTGGTCGGTCACCTGCGCGTCATCCGCCCAGACGACCGAGGTCAGTGCGTCCAGTGCGAGGCGCGTCAGCTTGTCGATGTCGGGTTTGCGCGTGTGCGCCGGCGTGGAGCGCTTCGGCGCGCTGCGCCGGCGCGGCAGCACGAACTCCAGCCTGATCGTCACCTCGCCGGTCAGCGGCCCCCCCTGGCCGGCCTCGCGCCAGGCGCGCTGGGTGTCCTCGCGGACCGCACCGGCCCAGGATCGTGCCGGGATCTTGTTGTCCGGCACCACCACGGCGCGCACCTTCGAGGTCTTGCCGCCCACGACGAACGCTCGCGTCGACCCCTTCGGCACTGCGGCGCCCGGCACGAACACGGACAGCTCGACGGGCGCCGGCTGCTCGACGGGGGTGCTCACGACGACTTCCGGCGGGCCCAGCGGCGCACCCGTAACCAGGTGTTCAGGAACTCCAGCGCGCCGAGCAGCAGCCACATGCCACCCAGCCCGTACGCGGTCGCCAGTGGGTCGCCGCCCAGCAGCCAGGTCACGATCATGACCAGGATCAGGATCGAGCCGGACACGACGTACGTGGCCGCCTTGCTGGCCGACTCGTTGATCTGGGCCATGGTGGGCCCGAGGTCGTCGTCCTCGCTCATGGTTGTCCTCCAGGGTGGGTCCGCCCGCCCCCGATTGCAGCGGGGGCGGGCGGAGGTCGGGTCAGGCGAGGTGGCGGATCAGCTCGGCGAGGGCCGCGCCGGCGCCGGCGGCCACGGTGGCCGCCCCACCGGCGAGCGCGACGGCGAGCACAAGGCAGTTCTTCTTGCCGGTCGGCACCGGACCGGGTCCCTTGCTCTTGCCGCGCCGATCGGGCGCCCCGGTGCGGTAGCGGGGCTCGGCGTCGGGGACCTGCTTGCCCATGGCGGCGCGCCGGCGCTGCTCGCCCGAGCACCTGGCCGAGCAGACGTCGCCGGGGGTCAGGCTGGCGAACTGCGCGCCGCAGATGGGGCAGGTGTTGACGTGCATGGGCATGGCGTCAGGCTCCCAGCAGCGTCAGCTGGCGGGCCACCCAGCTGCGCGCGGTCGAGTCGCGCACCGCTCGGGCCTGCGCGCGCCATGCCTGCGCGCGCAGGTTGAGCGCGTCCGGCGCGAGTTCGGCGGCGTGGCGACCCGGGCGCTCGAGGGGCGCGGGTGCCTGGTCGGTCGGGATGGGCATGCAGTCCTCCAGGGGAGTGGGACCGGGTCCCGATCGGGACCCGGTCCGGGTGGTCAGCGTCCGTGGGTGGTGTCGGTGACCTGGACGCGGTGGCCGTCGGCGCCGGCGGTGCGGGCGAAGTGCTGCACGTACTCGCTGACCTGGTCGCGGTCGACGAGCGGGTAGCTGGCCTCGGTCACCGCGCCGGTACGGCGCCCGACGATGCGGGTGCGCGCCTCGTAGCGGTGGTTGCGGGCTTCCACGGGCACGATGGTGGCGGTGGCGGTCGGGGTGGTGTTTCGCTTCGTCATGGGAGGAACTCTACCCCGGGGTGGAGCACGAGTCAACCCCGGGGTGGTCACCGGGTCACCCAGATGTCCAGGCGCTGGCTCATGATCCGCCGGTCGATCAGCTCGGACAGCTCGCGGGCGGTGTGGCGGGCCGGGTGCGGGATCTGCAGGCGGCTGGCCTCGCGCAGCTCGCGCAGCGAGGGGGTCTGCGCGTTGGTGCGCCAGACACTCTGCGGATGCTTGAGGTACTGGTTGCGCCCGATCGCCCAGTCCTCGGCCAGCCGGCGCGCCTGGTCGAGCGTGCACCCCTCGCCGAGGCGCGCCATGTCCATCCGGCCGCGCATCGACAGGTGGCAGACCCGGTAGGTGCCGGCCCACTCTTGCATGATCGCCGCCGCTCGCCGGCCGTCGCTCGCCCGGCTCACCAGGAACGGGATCCCGGCCTCGGTGGCGAGCCAGGCGCCGTCCGAGTCGGCCACCAGCAGGTCGACGTCCTCGTAGACAGCGGGGCCGTCCAGCTTGCGCCGGCCGCCGTCCGGGTCGCGCGTGCCCTCGGCGGGCGCGCAGGTGCACGGCACGTCGCCGCAGTCCTCGCAGGGCAGCGCGTCCAGCTCGGACGTGTCCTGCTCGGCGCCCGGGTACAGCTCGACCAGTGAGGCGAGTTTCTGCCCGCGCGAGGCGCCGACCACGTCGAGCACCATGCAGTCGGTCTTGCCGGTGTCCGGCGCCAGTCGCAGGCCGCGCCCGACGATCTGCTGGTACAGCCCGGCCAGGCGGGTGGGCCGCGCCATCAGCACGCAGCTCACCGCCGGGCAGTCCCAGCCCTCGGTGAGCACCATGACCGAGACGAGCACCCGCGTCGTGCCGGCCGCCAGGCGTGCGTACATGCCCCGCCTGGCCGACGTGCTGGTCGAGCCGACCACGCACTCGGCAGTCACGCCGGCGGCGACGAACGCGTCGGTCAGCGCCTGCGCGGAGTCCACGGTCGGCGTGAACGCGATCGTGATCCGGTCCGAGGCGTGCTCGCGCCAGGCGTTGACGATCTGGTCGACGTCCTGGGTGACCATCTCGCCCAGCTCGGCGTCCACGTAGTCGCCGCCGCGGACCTTCGCGGTGCCCAGCTCGACGTGGTCGGCCACGACGACCCGGCCGAACGGGCGCACCAGCCAGCCGTGCTCGACGGCCCACGGAATGCCGCGCTCGAACGCGGCCGCCGGGTGGAAGATCCGCCCGAGGTGGTGGCGGTCGGCGCGGGTCAGGGTGGCCGACAGGCCGAGCATCCGCCGGCCTGGCTCGTGATGCTCGGGGCCGACGCCGAGCCAGTCCAGCATGCCCACGTGCGCCGGACTGGCCGCGTGGTGGGCCTCGTCGTAGAGGACGTCGTCCCAGCGGGCCCTGCGCCGCTCCAGGGCCGCCTGGGCTCGCTTGCCGCGCAGCGTGGGGGTCATGGCCACGGTGACGTCGCGCTGCGCCTGGTAGGTGCCGGCGGCGATGACCCCCACGCTGGCCGCCGGGATGTGCGCGCGGATGCGCTCGACGATCTGGCCGGTGATCTCGTCGCGGTGTGCGAGCAGGATCGGGCGGCGTCCAGCCTCCAGGGATCGGCGCGCCAGCTCGGCCAGGTAGGTGGTCTTGCCCAGCCCGGTAGCCGCCTGCCCGGCGACCAGCTCGTCTCCGGCGTCCCAGCGTGCGCAGGTCGCGTCCACGTCCTGGAGCTGGTAGTCCCGCAGCTCGATCCCGGGGGTCAGGGTGGCGGTCATGGCGTCAGGTCCACGTTCGCGAGTGCGGCGGCGCGCACCATGGCCCGCATGGCGCGGTCGAGCGCATGGCGCGGTCGAGCGCATGGCGCTCGCGGGCGCGCTCGGGGCGGCCATGCTCGCTGTCGTCGTCCTCCAGGTCGGTGTCGCGCTGCACGGCCGCTCCGAACAGCGCTCGCGCCTGCGGTCCGGTCAGCTCGACGATCAGCTTGCGGGCGGTCATCGGATCAGTCCCAGCTGGCGCGCGCGCGGCACGATCTCGTCGATCGTCTCGACGCCGAGCCGGTGGCGCAGGTTGTCGACCTGCGTGCTGGCCGCGTTCGCGGTCATGCCGAGCCGACGCCCGATGCGCACCGGGGTCCGGCACAGTGCCAGCGCGGCCAGCACGTCGGCCTGCGTCTCGGTGAGCAGCACGGGGCGGCTCACGGCCGCTTCCCGATGTCGTCGGCGTCCGCGTCGAGCAGCTCGGCCAGCTCCTCACGGACCCGCCTGGACGGTCGCACGCCCGAGAGTGCGGACAGCACGGCATCGCGGTCGATGACCTCGTCCAGCAGGTCGATCAGCTGGACCGGGGGCGGGGTGAGCCGGCGCCGCACCGTGCCGTCCGGGTCGATCTCCAGCGCGTCGCCGTGCTGGCCCCACATGACGAACACGCGCCCGTCGTCCAGGGCGCCCGCGTACGGCTTGCCGGTCATCGCTTCGACTCCTCGGTGATCAGGCGGGCGGGTCGCAACTGCGCGTGCCAGCGCTCATGCTTGCTGCGAGCGTCGTCGGTCCCGTAGCTGGGAACCAGCGCGCCGCACAGCGAGCAGGACGCGACCGGGATGGGCCAGCCGTTGTCGTCGGACACCAGCGAGCCGACGTCGCTCCAGGTGATCAGGGCGTCGAGCGCGACCGTCGCCAGTGCGGTCCGGCTGACCAGCTGGCCGTCCGGGCCGAACATGTAGGCCCAGCCGCGCGCCTCCATGTAGAAGTTGTCGCCGGTCATCACGCGCCGTCCGGTCCGCCGTCGCAGGCCAGCTCGACCGCGTGCAGGTGGCGGCCGGGCGTCGGCACCGTGATCGGTCCCGGCGCGAACGCCTGCACGGCCGCCTGCTCGATCTGCTCGGCGCGCTGGCGCGCGTAGGCCGCGTGGCCGTCCCAGCGCTCGACGTAGTCCCGGGCCAGCGCGACCGCCGCAGACGCGGCGTTGATCAGTAGGTCGAACACGGCTCCGTCCATCTGGTCGACCAGCGGCGCGCCGACGAGGTCCCACAGTCGCATCTCGGTGCGGTAGGTCTCGGCGATGTCGTCCATCAGCTGCGCCTTGATCGCGTGGCCGGCGCCGGTCAGGCGGCTCTGCAGCGCGTGGCGCTGAGCTTGCGCAACGCGCACGTCGGCCAGCAGCTGCTCGACGGTCACGGTCGCGGTGGGCGTGCCCACGGTGTCCTCCAGGGGGTTGGTCATGGGGAGAGTCTACCCCGGGGTTGAGCGGTAGTCCACCCCGGGGTTAGGCGGCCGGTGCAGCAGCGCCTCCACCAGCTCGATCCGCACCACGGTGGCGCCGCCGTTGCGCTGGCTGCGTAGCACCTCCCACAACGCAAGCTCGCGCCGGCGCGCCTCTCGGCACCCTGCGCACTCGCTCATGCCCGCCGCTCCAGCTGTAGGCGGCGCGCGGTGAACTGCGCCTTGACGTCGTCGTCCACGTACCCGGCGCCGTCCGCGCGACGGAACAGGTCCAGTAGGTCGGCGATCGTGGCCGCCTGCTCGACTTTGCGCAGCAGCACGTTGATCGTCGCTGCGCGCTGCAGGTGCTCGGCAAGGTCCTCGCGGACCGGTGGGGCGCCGGTCGAGGGCATGGGGCGCTCCGCCAGGACCTTGCGGTACTGCGCGGCCAGCTCCGCGGTCATGTGCGCCCCGTTGGGACTCGCCAGCTCGATCGTCACCTCGCCGGGTGGCAGGTACGGGTCTGGGCACGTCATGCCATCGATGATCGGGTGGTTGCCGTCGCAGCCGGGGGTGTGCACCGGACCCGCGTCTACCCAGGTGTTCGGGTCGCCGGAGTGGTCGAGCGCTTCGCCCGCCTGCTGGCGCTGGTACTCCTCCTCGGTGACATAGTGCGGCTGCTCGCCGAGATCGTCCGCCCCGACGTAGATGCAGTGCACGCAGTCGACCGTGCCGGGATGCGGGCCGTGGTGCTCGCAGATCTCGTCGGTGGTCAGCGACTCGCCGGACTCGTCGATCGCGGGTCGGCCGAACATCTGCCCGGTCAGCGCCTGGTCGGCGTCGGCGGCGATGTGCATCGGCACGTCGGAGTCCAGCCCGTCGGCCACCTCGCGCATGCGCCGCTCCAGCAGCTCGGGCGGGATCTCGGCGTCCAGGTCGGCCCGGACGATGGCCGCCCCGCCCAGCTTGCGATCCTCCAGGACGTCGCGCGCGTCGCGCACCAGCTTCTCGCCGATCGACAGGTCCACCCAGTGCCATTCGGCGACGCCACCCTCGGCGTTGGGCTTGCCCTGCTCGTCCAGGCCGGTGCCGGACGGGATGTGCAGGATCAGCGCCCAGCGCTTCGAGGCGCCCACCTCGGTGCGCTCCCCGGTCTCCTTGTTGTAGTCGCGCCCGTGCGCGTAGATCCACAGCTGCACGGTGAACTTCTCGCCGAAGTAGTCCGCTGAGCTGCTGGTCTTGTTGTCGACCACGATCCGCTCACCGGGCAGGATCACGTCCACGACTCGGCCGGCCTTGTCCGTGACCGGCATCGGCCGGCGCGCGGTGACGATCAGGTCGTACTTGCCGGCGGCCATGGCCTCGTCGCAGACGACGCGGCGTTCGCAGTACAGGACGTCCCAGCGGCTGAGCGCGTCGGCGAACGCGACCAGTGCGGGCACGTCCTCGTCGTCGACCGCGCCGGCGGCCACCAGATCGTCGACCGACTCGCCCTCGGCGATCCGCTGGAACAGCGAGTGCAGCGAGATGCCGTGATTGGCTGCCGAGTCGGACTCGGCGAAGGCCAGCGCCTTGTCGTAGACCTCGTACAGCTCGGATTTCTGGTCCGGGCGCGAGTAGCCGTCCAGCGCGCGGGCGCGCTTGGCCAGCGTGCGCGAGCGGACCACGCCGTAGATGCTGACCGCAGCCTTCCAGCGATGCAGGCCAGCCTGGTACTCCAGCGCGCCGCCCAGCGTGCTGGCGCGGGTGTAAGGCACCAGCTCGTGCACGGGCTGACCGTGCACGTCGCGCGGGACGACCCAGCGGCCGTTGCGCAGCTCGGCCCGGATGATCTTCGGGCGCTTCCAGCGGTCGCGCGGGAAATCCTCGAAGTCGTCGCGGCGGGCACCGCCCGGATTGGCCGGCGCGCGTGAGTCGATGTTCTGCACAGCCATCGGTCAGTACCCCATCTCGTCCAGGGAGGTGCCGGTGAACGGTTCACCGGCGTCCGCCACGATCGGGCACAACGCGTGGGACCAGCCGCCGCACTGGTCGGCGCGGATCAGCTCGCCCTCGTCGAACTCGTCGCCGCACTCCGAGCACTCGCCCGGGTAGCGGGCAGGGAGGGCCGGCGGCTCCGGCTCGTCGATGTTCTGCACGGCCATCGGTCAGTCCTCCTGTCCGCGCGCCTGCTCGCGCAGCTTGCGGCGCAGGTAGTCGGCGATGTACTCCGCTCGGGCGGAGGTGTGGTGCACGCGCAGCAGGGCGCTCTGCGCGCGAGCGCTCCAGCGCTCCCGCTGCCGTTCGCCGAGCCGCTCCCAGGACCGATCGGCCGCGTGCAGCATCTCGCCACTGATCGGCCGCTCAAGGCCCGGTGTCTGACGCTTGGGCATCAGAACCACCTGTCGGGGTCGGCGCTGACGTACGTGCCGCCGCGCCCCTCGATCTCCAGCTCGGCGGCCGCACCGACGACCTGCGCAGCCGGCGGCGCCCATGGCCCGGCATCGAGCAGCGCGCAGAGCCGGTTCCACACCTCGGTGGCGCGCACCTCGTCGTCCTGCGTGTCGAACTCGCGGTAGGTGCTCGCCGTCGCCACGACCGCATCCCGCCAGCGGCACAGCGCCACGAACGTCTCACCATCGCCATCGATCGGGCAGTCCTGCTGCGGCCCGTCGGTGTCCGGTCCGGCGTTGCACAGGCACAGCGGCGCGAGCCGGGCGACGACCTGCTGGCACCTCTGGCCGGCACGTAGCACGCTGCGCAGGCCGAGCATGTCGGATCGCCAGCGTCGGTCGTCCTCGCTGGGCGACGATGGCGTGCCGGCTATCTCGGCGTCAACCAGCGCGATCGCCTCGTCGTGGTTCATCACCGCCGCCTGGTGGTCGTCGGGGTGCTGGGCTTGGGCGCGGTCGTCGGACGCGGGGCCGCCGAGCTGGGCGCCGGCGCGCGCGGCACGGTCACCACGGTGGTCGAGCGCCCCCGGTGCTCGGTCTCGTAGCGATCGGTGGGGTCCCACCAGTCCCCGTCGAGCACCTGGCCGGGCACCGGCTGCTCGTCGGGTTCGGAGACGTCGGCGGCCGGCGCGGACCACCAGCGCGCGCCGTTCGTGACGCGGGAGTCGTTCTGCGCGGCCGCGCAGCGGCTCGGGTCCAGCGCGGTCGGTGGAGTCTCGGGGGTGCCGCACGCGTAGGCAGCCGGCACCTGGCCGCAGGCCACCACCAGCACGAAGATCGCGCCGATCAGCGCCACCCAGAGCAGCACCAACGCCCAGGTCGGCATGGAGTTGGTCACCGGCTCGGGCGGTCTGCCCGGCGGACGTTCCTCGGTCATGCTCGGTCCTTTCCAGGGATGGGCCCCGGCGCCGGGAGGCGCGGGGTGGTCGAGCGCAGGGGGGCGATGCTGCCGCTGGTGCCGACGCTGCTCGGGCGCGGTCGGGGACTGGGGGTCGGACCCTGTCGCGGGCGCACCTCCACGCCGGCGCGCGGGAAGACCTGACCGAAGCCGGCCGGCGGGAATGGCGCCTGGCCGGACTGGATCGCCGCCTGCAGCTCGCGCCCGGTGGCCACCCCGTCGTCGTAGCTGCGCCGGCGGATCTCGGCGACGTCGTCGGCCAGTAGCCGCAGCAGCCGGCGCACTGCCCAGCGTCGCGCGACCCGCAGCGCGGCAGCGGCCAGTCCGGCCGCCGCCGCGCGCATCCGGTGGGCGGACATCAGAACGGCAGCTCGTCCGAGTCGCCCGCGTCGGCGTTCTGCACGCCCGGCACCGGCATGCCGGCAGCGGCCAGCTCTTCGCGCTCCAAGCCGGTGAACGGGTCCTGGCCGTACTTGTCGAACGCGGCGACGACGCGCTCGAACTCCGGGTCGGTGCACGGCTCGGCGCCGACCTGCTGCTTGTTGCGCTTGTCCGTGTAGTACGCGACGGCCAGGCAAACATCCTCGCCGGGCTGGCGCGCCATGGTCTTGACCCGGGCGCCGACCCGCTCGCGCTTGGTGCGCAGCTTGCCCGTGATCCCGGCCTTGATGATCTTCTCGTCGCGCAGCACGAGGCCAGCCCACTCGCCCGCGTTGTCCTGGTCGGCGAACAGCACGGCGACGTCGGCGATCACCGGATGCGCCGGCGGCTGACCCGGTGTCAGGGTCTCCGGGTCGCAGACCCGCTTGATCCGGAAGGCGCACACCGCGCGCACCTTCGCCAGCTCGGCCCAGTCCTTGAAGTGGTCGCCGCCACCGGCGTCGGCATTGCTGACCATGCTCGTCCTCCTGCTCGTCGGTGCGCGCCGATAGCGTGCTGTGGCGCGCTGAGTGCGTGCCTGACCGTACCGGGTGCGCGGATTCTGCGCTACCGTACCCGCCATGACCGACGAAACCGGCGAGGCGCCGGAGCGCGAGGAGCTGACGGGGGTGAGCGCCGCGCTGGCCGCCGAGCTGGCACGCCGACGCATCACCTGGGCCGAGGCGCGCCGGCGGATGCCCACGGACGTGGCCATCGCGCGCACCGCGTGGGAGCAGCGCATGCGCACGCCGGGCCTGTGGCGCCTGCGCGAGCTGGAGGCGCTCGCGGAGGTAGTTGGTGTCCCGCTGGCCATGTTGACGAAGGAGACGAGCTGATGGGGTACAGGAGCAGCCTGCGCGGCAGGATCCGGATCGAGCCGCCGGTACCGGCGAAGGTGCTGGCGCAGTCGCGGTTCATGCCGGGCGACACCTACCCGCAGACCTCGGTGGTCTACGACGTGCAGACCGTCGTGCGCGAGACCGACGAGGGCGAGCTGACGGTCCGCCGGGTCGCCGGACTGGTCTGCCCGTACGAGGAAGAGGCGAAGCACTACGCCGTCGCCGAGGAGCTGTGCGATATCGCCGCCGAGCTACCGGCGGGTCACGCCATGGTCGGCGAGCTGATCCGGGTCGGCGAAGAGAACCCGGACGTCGAGCGGTTCCGGATGGCCGGAGACGGGCGCACGGTGCTGGTCGAGCAGGCCCGGGTGCTGTGGTCGGACGGCACGGAGTTCGACCTGCGCGTGTACTGGGCCGACCCGACGGAGCCTGGCTGATGGGCATCGACTTCTACGCCGGCTGCCGGTGCGACGAGGGCGCTGGCGAGTGCTGGCACGAGCCGCCGGACGCGCCGCACTGGGCCTACAGCGGGTTCCACCGGTTCCGCACCGCGGTGGCCGCGACCGTTGGTATCGACCTGGAGCGCATGGAGGGCTTCCGGGTCAGCTACGTGCCCGACGTGCTCGGCGAGCGCAGCTGGGACGACGTCCCCGAGCAGGCGCGTGCGCTCATCCCGTTCCTGAACCACTCGGACTGCGACGACGAGCTGGGCCCGGTCGAGTGCGGCACGGTGGCGCCGGCGTTGCGCGAGGCGATCGAACGCGCCTGGCCGGGGCTGGGTCCCGAGGGTCACGATGTCTACGACCGGTGCCAGGGACTCGACCTGGTCGAGCTGATGACCTGGTGCGCCGAGCATCACGTGCCGCTGGTGTTCTGTTGACCCGCCACCCGGAGTCGCCGCTGGCCAAGGTCGCGTTCGGCGTCGGACTGCTCGGCCTGACCCTGGTCATGGGAGCCAACCCGTTCGCGGTGTGGGTCGAGAACTACGGCGGCACCCGCGAGCAGCGCCAGGGCTACATGCCGTGGTTGTGGGGGGCGCTGGGCACCGGGGTCGCGCTGCTGGTGTTGGCCGTCGCGCTCGTAGTGATCGCCGACCGACGCGACCGGATCCGGCGGTACGGCCGATGACCGACCCGCCTCGCTACGTCGCCCCGCAGGACTGGACGGGCCCGTCACATCTGCGCCCGGGACTGTTCCTGCGCCGCTGGCAGATCGACGAGCTGGTGGCGACCGAGCGGGAGTTCCCGCCGCAGCCGCCCCACGTGCACGGCCTGCGCCTGCCCGAGTGGTCCGACGAGGTGCCGACCGGCGCGCGCTCGCTGGTGAAGGGGTTGCACGGCTGGGTGTGGGTGCCGACGCTGGCGCGCGGGTTCGCCGAGCGGGCGGCCAGTACCTCGAAGGCGGCCGGGTACCGACCGCACCGCTGGGTCGACGTGGAGTCGCTCGCGGTGCGGCTGCGCCACCGGCCAGCGAGTACCGGGGCGGTGGCGGTCTGGACGCGCGACACCGGCGACGACGTGGATCCGGCGACCAGCTGGGGGACCGACGGCGCCTGGATCTGGGCGCTGCATCCGACGCAGGACCGGCCCGCGCAGATCCCGGTGGCCGTCGGCGTGGAGGCGCTGCGGCCGATGCTGGTGCGGATCGGCGAGGAGTTCACGTGAAAGGCCCGATGCGTGACATCGGCGACCAGGAATGCAAGCAAACGTGCACGACAGGTCGGGGAGTCTGGAGAGGGGCAGTTGATGGTCAAGGTCGAACATCAGGTCGTGGTGGCCAACCCCGCGCACCCGGTCGCGCCTGGCGCCGCCACGATCGAGCAGGTGGCCACCGAGGTGTACGCGACCGTGCGCGGGCGGGTGGGTCTGGGCTACGCGGTCTCGGTGCGCTGGGACGCGATCGTGCGGATGGTGGCCGGCACCCGCACGGCGCGCGAGTGGCGCCCCGGCGAGGTGCTGCCCGAGCAGACCGTCGCCGTGCAGTGCACCGGACTGGGGTGGACCGGGTGAGGCTCTGGGCGCTGCTCCTGCTGACTGCGCTCGCCGGGTGCGTGTCGCTGGCCAGCCTGGTGTTCGAGCTGTCCGACTGGCTGACCGTTGCCGCCGCAGTTCCGGCCGGGATCGGCGGCGCCCTGATCGGCGATCGTGTCGGCATCTGGCTGCAGGCGCGTGGATGGGGGCGGTCATGACCCGCCAGCTCGATCCCGACCAGCTGCCGGGTACCCCGGGCGGCGACGGACTGATCTGCGCCGAGTGCGTACACGGCGGGATCGCCGACGACTGGTGCGACTGTGTGGCCGACGGTGCCGATATCCAGCAGTGCCGGGGCCCGTGCCGCCAGCGGGCGCACGAGCCGGAGCGGTGCCCGTTCCGCGACGCCTACGTGCCGCTGCCGATCCGCTGGTCGCAGGTCGAGCCGGGCGACGTGATCCGCTGGCGCAACGGCGAGCTGCACATGGTGACCTGGACCGGCGGGTGCCAGTGCCACGCGCCGAACTTCCGGCCGGGCGCCTACGAGATCCAGACGGTGCGCGGGATCTACGCCGGCCAGCTGTTCCACAGCACCGACCCGGACCGACCGGTGCCCGTGCTGGTGCCCTACGCCGAGCGCGCCGCGCTGCTGACGCTGCGCGCCGGCGGACTCAACCCGACCATGATCAGGGACCGACCATGAGCCATGCCTGCCCCGCGCCCGACTGCACCTCGGACCGCCCGGTGCCCTCGCACATGTTCTCCTGCCGGGCGGGCTGGTTCCGACTACCGAAGGAACTGCGCGATCGCGTGTGGGCGACCGCGGGCGACCCGTTCTCCGACGAGCGCGCCGATGTGGTCGCCGAGTGCGTCGAGTACTACCGGGCCAACCCTCGGAAGGTCCGCCGGTGACCGAGTGCTTCGGCCAGGGGTATCCGCTGTTCGCGCGGCGCGAGGGCCGTACGTACGCCGTGGTGGGCTGGCGCGAGACCGGATCCAGCTACACGCCGGACTTCGCTCCGGTGCTTGCGCCGGTCGATGCGCCCGGCGGGCGCGCGAGCGTGTCCGAGCGCGCATACATCGAAGGCGGCGAGTTCGCGTTCTCTGTGCCCACCCCGGCGCGCGAGCTGGTCGCCGAGCTGACCGATGCGCTGGACACCTTCGAGCGGGACTCGTACCTGATCGAGCCGTACGACCGCCCGATCCGGCTGGTGGCCGACCTACGCCGACTGCTGGAGCGCTGGTCGTCGTGAGCCTGGACCGCGAGCCGGGCGCCAGTATCGGGTGCTGGATCGCGCTGCTGCTGTACCTGTTCATGGTCTGTCTGGTGGCGCTGATCGTGCTCGGGATCATCTGGTAGCGCGCCCTGCCGGGTGTTGCACATGTGCGGTACCGTTGCAGATCTGGCTACACGTGACCCCCTGGAGGACGACATGCGCTACGAGCTGGAGCACGGCGCCGAGGTACCCGACGAGCCGGGCGACCGCGTGCTGTGGTCGGCGGACAGGACCTACATCGCCCGCTGGGACCGGGTCGGCGGGGGCGACCTGTGGCACTCGAACCACGGGTCGGACGGCAAGCTGAACCTGCTGTGGCCGGAGCTGCTGGACCGGTTCGGCCCGGTGTTCGACGACTTCGACGAGGTGCGCAGGCACCGCAACGAGCTGTCCGACGCGCTGGTGCCGGCCGTCGAGCCGGCCGAGTCGGCCACCACGTCGCCGGACGCCGACCAGTCCGACGCGCGAATCTGGTTCACCCCGCAGCAGCTGGTCGAGCACGACGAGCGGACCCGCAGGTTCGCCGCTGCCGACGAGCGCGACAAGTTCGTGCGCGAGCTGGCCGACTCGCCCGTCGACCCGACCGGCCAGCAGCTCGGCGACGGCGTGCAGGCGCTGGTGGCCGAGGTGGTCGGGACCTGGGCGCGCAAGACGGCCGGCTCACGTACCGCGACCGACTCGGACCTGCGCACCGCACTGGACCAGCTGGCCGGCGCCGCGCGGGTGATGGGTTGGGTCGAGCTGTGATCGAGATCGAGCTGCATCGCGGACACCTCGCCGACGACCTGGTGCTGCAGGTGACCGTGCTCAACGGCGGCAACCTGCATGTCGACGAGTACAACGACGAGCCGGTCACCGCGCGGGTCGAGGACGCCACGCTGGTCGTGCGCGACCTGGGCGGGCTGGTGCTGGCCATCTACCGCGGGCCCTGGAAGGCGCAGATTGCCCCGCGCCGCTCCGGCACGATGCGGACCGGCTGATGGGCGCCGACGAGCTGGACCAGACCGCGCTGCTGCGCTGGATCGACGTCGAGCTAGGCACCGACGTGCCCGAGGTGAGCGTGCCGCTTCGGCGGATGGTGGCGCGCTCGGCGCAGCTGGAGCTGATCGCGCATCGGGCGCGGGACGTCGTGAGCGCGCAGGAGTTCGGCGACGAGGCAGAGGTGGCCGGCCAGGTCTGGATCCTGTCGCTGGCGCTCATCGAGCTGGACACCAACCCGATGCTGCGGGCGCACTGACCGCGCTCCACTCTGCACTCCACACAGCACGGTGATCATGCATTCCTGCACGTCAACGGGCGTGCAGCTACACCGTAGGATTTCGGGAGACACGGACGGTGAGCACGCTTGGGCACGCCACACGAGCGCGTCGACGTCATCGCCGCCGTGTACGCCCGCTGGCGCGAGATCGAGCTGGAGGGGCGCCGGCCAGCACTGCGCGCGGTCGGACGGGAGTTCGGCCTGGACCCCTCCACCATCCGCCGCTACGTCGAGCTGGGTCGTCAGGCGGACTCGCTGCGCCCGGTCTACGACCGGATGCGGACCGGGATCGTCGTGCACGAGGCGCTCGGCGAGCTGCTGGAGGACTCGCTGGCCGACGGGCGCGCGGCCAAGGACGGCAAGGAGCGGGCGGCGCACCGCATGGTGACGCTGGCCGTCATCGACCGCGTGGTGCGCATGCACGGGCTGAACGCGCCCACCCGGGTGCGCATCGAGCAGGACGAGGCCGGACCCGATCCGGACCTGGTTGCGGCCGTGTCCGACGAGATCCGGGCGCTACAGAGCCGAGAGCGCGAGCGGGCACTGGACCCGGCGCGCGACGAGGAGGACTGAGTGATGACTGATTCCGGAGCCCAGGCACGTTCCTGGCTGATCGAGCAGGGACTACTGAGCCTCGACGATGCAGTGGTAGCGACGGCCCAAGAGAAGACGGCCGAGGAACTCAGAGACCGGCTCGCCGACCGCGCTGACTGGGTCGGCGAGATCTACAAGACCACCCAGCGCAACCGGAAGGGCTGAGGACTGAGTGATGACCGAGATCCCGACCCTGGACGAGGGCCTGCACGGACTGGCCGCGCAGCTGCGCGAAGCGCGCGAGCTGACCGACTCAGTGGACCTAGACCGCGTGCTGACCGCCGCGTCGGCGGTACTGCAGACGCTCGCTTCGGCGGGCGCGAGCGGGCCGCTGGCGGTGCCGGCGGCGCACGACGGCGACACCTGCGCCGAGGTCGATCGCCAGCTCGACAACGCGCAGGGCGAGCTGAACAGCATCGGCATGTGGCTGGTCCGTCATGGGGCGAGTCCACGTCGTCCGGACGGCAGCTACGACATCGGCGCCGCTCTCGATGAGCTGGTGTCGGCGCAGGCCGTCCCCGCGGGCGACCCGGAAGCCACCCGCCAGCTGCGCCACGCGCTCGGCGGGGGGGTGAGCGGGGACTGGCACATCCTGCTGGGCAAGGTGCGCGATCTCGCCATGCGCGGCCACCATCGCCTGCGCGCCGTCGCCGAGCTGCTGGCCGCGCTGGGCGACGACTCCGACGTGATCGACCCGGTCGACGCGTGGGCGAGCGCGCTGGCCGAGGTGCGGTCGCGGGTTGCTCGGACCGACGACCAGGCACGCCAGCTGTCCGAGGCGCTCGGACAGCTGGATCTGCTACGCCGCACCGTGCCGCCACCGGCCGACGAGGGCGAGCCGGCCGAGCTGGTCGCCGCCGTGCTGGACCGGATCCGCTACTCGACCAGCCACGCGGCCGAACTGCAGGGTGAGCAGGCCGGGTTCCTCGGCGAACTGCGCGAGCTGCTCGGGCTGAGCGGCGGCGTGCCCGAGCTGGACAGGGCCCGCCAGCAGGTTATCGGCAACGTTCGCACGCTGGTGCAGCGCCTGGCGGCCAAGAGCAAGCAGGCCACCTTCCAGCAGATGCACACGCGCGACACGCAACGCTCCGAACACTCGACGCTGGTGGACATGCTCAAGGTGCTGGCGACCTACGCGCCCGGCCACGAGGAGATGAGCGCCGACGAGCTGCGCGCGGAGGTGAATGGGGTGCTCGGGCGCACGCTGGCCGACCTGCAGGTCGCCCAGCGGGAACGCGACTTCTACGGCGCCCACCTGCGCCGGATCAACTCAGCACTCGACCTGCATCCGCACGCGGACCCGGAGACGACCAGACGGGCGATCACCACACTGCAGCAGCGGGTCGAGGAGATGGGCGACCGGATCGAGCAGGTGCGTCAGCTGCACGGCGAAGGGGTCAACGGTTGGTGTGTCGCCTGCGATGAGCAGCAGTCGCCCTGCCGGACCGCCCAGGCGCTGGGCGACGAGGAACCACCCGAGTCGGACGACGACCCGGACGAGGACGAGCCGGCGCCCGACCCGGTGCCGGTGCTGCGCCCGGACGGCTGGACGCACGGCACCGACCGGGGTCCGCGGACCTGGCAGGACTCGCCCACCACGCGGCTGCGGATCTCGCCGCCCGACGGGTCGGCCCCGCTGTGAACGTCCTGGTGGCCTGCGAGTACTCGGCCAGGGTGCGCGACGCCTTCCGCGCCCGCGGACACGACGCGTGGTCCTGTGACCTTGAGCCGACCCGCGGTGATCCCACCTGGCACCTCCAGGGCGACGTGACGGGCCGGCTCGGCGACGGGTGGGATCTGCTGGTCGCGTTCCCTCCGTGCCAGTACCTGACCAACTCGAACGCCTGGCGCTGGGACGCCATCACCGAGCAGCGTGCGCAGGCGCTGGCGTTCGTGCGCACGCTGCTCGGTGCGCCCATCCCCCGTATCGCGGTGGAGAACCCGGTGGGTGCCATCGGCACCGCGATCCGCCCGGCCGACCAGTACGTGCAGCCGTGGCAGTTCGGCGACCCGTGGCAGAAACGGACCGGCCTCTGGCTCGTCGGCCTGCCACCGCTGGCCGCTGAGGTGTCAGTGCGACCCGCAGGGATCCTCCCCTGGGCGCAGGCCGGCTACGGGCCTCGTAGTGCGAGCGGCAGCAGGACGGCGGGTGGCGCCGTTCGTCGCGCCGCCGACCGGAGTCTGACGTTTCCTGGCATCGCACGTGCCATGGCTGAGCAGTGGGGGGCGCTGTGAGCGAGGTGGGGGCGCCGACGTCCTACGGCGAGCTGGCCGAGGTGCTCGGCCAGCTCGGCCTGCTGGTGCGCGAGGCGCGCCGGGTGCGGCGGCTGTCAGTGAACCAGGCCGGTGCGCAGATGGGTCTCAATGCGTCCACCGTGATGCGCCTGGAGGCCGGCCAGGCGGTCCACGTGGATACCGCGCGTGCGGTGCTGCGATGGCTGGACGCCGGACCGCGGGCGTGAGCGGCCTGCGGCCGGTGAACGGCTGGATCCTGGACCTGATCCACGCTGCCGACCTGGGCGCGCCGTGGCCGACCCGGTGGTCGTGGGGCCCGCCGGCGCTGCCCTGGCACCCCTCGCAGGACAAGGACCTGGTAGAGCTGCCCGACGGCACGCTCGGCGCGCCCGGTCAGTCGGTCGTGGCGGTGGCATGACGCCATGGCGCTGCACCTGCCGCAGGGCTACGACCGTGAGGCGCTGCTGGAGCCGCTGACCGAGGTGGTGCGCCACCGGGGCGACTGGGTGGCGCGGTGGAAGGTCGACGGACAGTTCCGGCGCGACATCACCGTGCACTCCCCTGCCCGGTTCGCGCTGATCTACCTGCCCCACCAGCTGCGCAGCCGGGAGACCGGGATGCGCTACTCGCTGGCCCGGCTGCACCTGGACCTGGCCAAGCGGGCGCGGCGCTGGGCGCGCCCGGGCGGGTTCCGCGACGCCGTCGTGGCACCGCGGTTCTCGGCCAAGAGCACGTGGGACCTGGTCATCAATCCCATGTGGGCGCTGGCGCACCGGCATCGGCGCCTGGTGCTCGGGGTGGGTGACTCGGTCGAGCAGATCCGTCCGCACCTGGGCACCTGGCGCGCCGAGCTGGCCGACAACGCGCTGTTGCGCCAGGACTTCCCGCATCTGATCCCGGCGCGCCGGCCAGGGGTACAGGACACCGCGAGCACGGTGACCACGCGCGACGGCTGCACGTTCGCGGTGCGCTCGCTGGGCTCGCGCACGCGCGGACTCAAGATCGGGTCGGACCGCCCGGACGTGATCGTCATCGACGACCCGGAACCGGACGGCGCGGACTACTCCGATCGCGCCCGCGCGCGCCGGTTGGAGATCATCCGCAACACCCTGCTGCCGATGAACGAGCAGGCGGCCGTGGTGCTGCAGGGCACCGTGGTGCGCTACGGGGCGATCATGCACGACGTGGTGCTGGCGGCCGGCTCATGTGCCAACACGTCCCCGAAGGGGTCACCGGCCGCCAGCGAGAACTCCAGGTTGCCCGCAGCGCCATCCACGGTAGCCGACTGGGTCACCGAAGAGGGGTTCGCCTGTCACCATTACCCGGCCATCGTCACCGGACCCGACGGGGTCGAGCACTCGTTCTGGGAGCAGCGCTACGCGCTGGCCTGGCTACTCGGCCAGCGACACCTGCACTCCTACGCGCTGAACTTCGACGGCCGCCCGCCCGCGCCCGGGGGGCGGCACTTCCGCGCGGACAGCTTCGCCTACGGCCGGCGGCCGGTCCGCGAGCTGGTGATGTTCATCGACACCGCACCCACGGTGACCGACGCGTCGGACTACACGGCCTACGTGGTCGGCGGACTGGCCGACGACGGGCGGGTGCAGCTGGAGTACGCGCGGGCGTGGCGGCTGACCAGCACGCAGATCCGCGAGCGCGCGCAAGCGCTGTGCGCCACCGACGACCGGATCCGCACGGTCTACCTGGAGCGCAACGTGGCTCACGACTGGGCGCGCGGGGTGCTGGAGCCGATCGACCTGCGCACCCGGGAGCCGGTGCGCCTGGCGCCCGGGGTGCGCGTGGAGACCTACCTGGCCGGCGGGTCGAAGAACGGGCGGATCGCGGTGCTGCTCGACGACGTGGAGCGCGGTGACGTGCGCCTGGGAGATCGGGACTGCGCCCGCGAGCTGGTCGCACAGGCCCAGCGCTGGCCGGACGTGGACCACGACGACCTGGTCGATGCGGGCGCCGCGCTGGTCGATCATCTGCTGCGCGGATCGGAGTCAGGACCCACCCGCGCGGGTGCTCGGACGTCCTCCAGGTAGGGGTTACCGTGATCGTCCCCCCGGTCGGATCCCCCCGGTCCGGTCGGGGGCCTCGCGCTCCCCGCGAAACGGGAAAGGCCGACCCAGCTGACGGCTGGGTCGGCCGGCTCCCGACAGAACAAACGCTCGCTCCCCGCGTGAAAGGAAGCACCCCACATGATAGGGCATTGGTCCACATCGGACCCCATGGGTAGTGGTAACGGGTCCGGAATCGGCGGGATCGCGTCGTGACGGCACCCAGCTCCGGCGAGCGGCTCAACCGGTTCCTGACCCAGGCCGAGAACGGCTACCACCTGGTGCCCTGCCGGATCACCCGGCTACCCAACGGCCGCAAGCGGGCGTTCTTCCCACGCGGCTGGAAAGGCGACGTGCCCACGACCGACCCGGAGCTGATCCGGGACTGGTTCGTGCAGCTCGGGCCCGAGACGGTGTCGTTCGCGATCGCGCACGGCCCGTCGAGCACCGAGGCCGTCGACCTGGATCCGAAGGACGGCGGCCCGGCCAGGTGGGCAGACCTCGGGATGCCCGGCTCGCCCGACGTCGTGGAGACCCCCTCGGGCGGTGCGCACCTGTACTGGCGTCGCGTCGGGGACGGGATCGGCACTAACGCCGGCAAGCTGGGCGCCGGGATCGACGCGCGCTCGATCGGCGGGGTGACCTTCGCGCCCGGCTCGGTGGTCATCGGCGCGGATGGTGAGATCGAGCCGGCGCACTACGTCGGGGACCTACCGAAGGTGGCCGACCTGGAGCCGACCCCCGAGGCCGTGCTGAAGGCGTTCGCCGAGCACCGGGCGGCCGAGCGGGTCGACGACGGGCGCACCACGGTGAAGGACTACGACTGGGTGGTCTCGGCGCTGCGCGAGCAGCGCGAGCGGGTGCGCGCCTTCGACCCGCGCACCGAGTCGGGGTTCCGCGAGCTGCTGATGGGCGCGGCGATGATGCTCGGGCGGGTCGCGCAGGCCGGTGTCTGGCCGGGCGAGCGCCTGGCGGCCGCACTGGAGGCCGATGCGGCCGGCGTGTGGGGTCAGGCCGACGACGATGATCGGGAGTGGATCCGGCGCGGGATGGTCGACGGTCCGGCGCGGGAGCGCTGGGAGGTCACCGGGATTCCACAGGACCCGGTGAGCGCTTCGGAGCCGGACGCCGAGCCGGAGGTGGACTCCTGGGCACCGGTGGACCTGGGCCCCTACCTGGACGGGACGGTGGAGCCGATCGCGCCGTCGGTGGGCGTGGTCCGTTCGGACGGCTCGCGACTGCTCTATCCGGGTCTGGAACACGCGATCATCGGCGAGATGGAGTCGGGCAAGAGCTGGCTCGCGCTGGCTTGCGCGGCTGCCGAGCTGAAGGCCGGTAACCGGGTGGTCTACGTGCACTTCGAGGAGTCCAGCCCGGCCGAAACGATCGAGCGCCTGCGCCTGCTGCTGGTGCCCACCGACCGGCTGCGTGAGGACTTCGTGTTCATCGGCCCGGAGCGACGAGTGGGCCCAGGCGTGATCGCGGGGTTGGTGGCCGACCGGGCGCCGACGCTGGTGGTGCTGGACGGCCAGAACGAGGCTATGGCGCTGCACGGCCAGGGGATCCGCGAGGAGGACGGCGCGGCGGACTTCCGGCGCCTGCTGGTGAAGCCCTTCGCACGCTGCGGGGCCGCCGTGGTGACGCTGGATCACGTCGTGAAGGACCCCGACCGCAACGGCCAGGGCTACGCGCTGGGCAGCGTCCACAAGGGCAACGGGCTGAACGGGGCGCTGATCCTGGTCGAGAACGTCGACCCGTTCGGCAAGGGGCGCAACGGATCGTCGCAGGTCTACGTCACCAAGGATCGGCCGGGAGAACTGCGCAGGCTGGGCCGTCCGACGAGGGTGGCACGCAAGTTCTTCGTCGGGATGCTCTACGTGGAGGCCGAGTCGGGCCCTGGTGGCATGCCGCGCTGGGTGATGCGCTTCGAGCCGCCGGCTCCGGTCGACGACGGCCCCGACGCGGAGTTCGAGCAGATGCGCGAGGACCGTCGGAATCGTCAGGTCGACGAGCAGGTCCTGGCGGTCGTACTGGAGCTGTATGGCAAGGGCATCGAGGTGTCCACGAACAAGGTCCGGGGCGCCGTGAAGGGGCGTGCCTCGGACGTGACCGACGCGCTGTACCGCCTTGAGCGACGCCAGCTGATCCTGAACGAGTCGCTCGGCCAGGCGGCCCGTTGGGCGCCATTTCGACCCCCGCAACCGAGTCCGTGATCTTGCTCCGGGAACCGAGTCCCGCAACCGAGTCCCACAACCGGGTCCCCCTAGAGAGGGGACCCGGCGGACCCGGTTGTGGGGACCAGGTCCGGGACTCGGTGGACCAGGTCCGGGACTCGGTTAGTAAGGCAGACCTAAGAGAGGGGCATGCGACCATGACCGACATGACCGAACGGACCACGCTCGCCGACGCGGTGCGGACCACGCTCGCCGACGCGGTGCGGACCACGATCGCGTCGCTGGACCCGACCGCCCGCGAGGGCATCGATGCCGGCGCCTGCGCGCTGGCGGTGCTGCTGGCCGAGGAGATCGACGGTGCCGGCCGGGTTGCCCGGCACCTGGCCGGCGTTGCTCGGGCGGTGCGCGAGGAGTTCGGGCTGGAGTCCGCGCTCTACGAGGAAGTCCAGGCGCTGACCGCGAAGCTGGCCGAGCGGACCGCGCTGGAGCGCCTCGGCGCCCGGCTGCAGGCGAGCCTTGAGAGCCTCTGCGCGGTTCCGAAGGCGCGCGGCAAGGCCGCGCTGCCCCCGAAGCCCGGATCGAGCGCCCTGGACGAACTCAGGGCGCGCCGGGACGCTTCCTGATGGCGGGCACCAGGCACTCGCTGGATCGCTATGAGGACGGCCCCTCCGATGGCGAGCTGCAGGCGCTGCTGCGCGGGCTGGTCTGGCTGATCGCGTGCGTCGGCGGCGGTGTCCTGGCCGGCTACGCATGGGCCTACGCCGGTCTGCCCGGTGCGATCACGGTGGCGGTGTGCTGGGTGTCGCTGACTGTCGTCGCGCTCGACGAGGTGGCGGCGGCCGGCTGAACGGCGCGACCTGCAGCGGAGCTTGATCGGCCGCCGTACCCTCCGCAGTGAGAACGCTCCCCCATCTCGACCCGGAGGTCTGCAGTGTCGGTCACCAGCTACCACGACGTCATGCACGAAGGCGGCCCGCTGGGCGGCCAGCAGGTCACCTACGCCGGAGAGCCGAAGCTGCGCATGCCCAAGCACGGCGGCACCTACGTGCGCGAGGACGTGCGTCGCGACGACGGCGCGAAGGTGCGCGAGTACCGCTACCGCTGGGAGGCCGACGACGCGCAGGGCGACGACCCGAACGCGCGCGTGCCCCAGGACGGCGACGACGCGTCGGCGATGCTGCAGCGCGGCCCGGTGACCATCCCGGAGGGCAGCTCCATGGCCGTGGGCGCCAGTCCGGTGGATGCGGACGAGAACGCGTCGGGGTCCGCCGAGGCCCGGGAGCAGAACGCGCGCGACACGGGGGCGGCCAAGCCTGCCAGCAAGGCGTCGGCCGGCACGGGTACCTCGTCCACCAAGAGCGCCGGCAAGTAGCCCCTGATACACCCCCATGCCCTCGGGATCACGTCACTGGCGCCAGGGGTCCACGCGCGCGCACAGGCGTGCACGTGCCCTGGTGCTGGCGCGTGACGGGCACGTGTGTCAGGTGCGCAAGCCCTGCTGCACCTACCGGGCCACCGAGGCGCATCACAGCCTGGGCAGGGGTACGACGGGGGACGATCCGGCCTACATGGTGGCCAGCTGCAAGCCCTGCAACCTCGAGGTGGGGGACCCGACACACGTCGACCCACAGCCCATGATCAGGACATGGTGGTGAGCGTGATCGAGAGCACGTGCACCTGCACGAGCAGGCGTGCGTGCTGCTGCGCGTGCGTGTGGGGGTTCCTCCTACGAGGATCCCCCGATGTCACGCTCGGTCACCTCACTCAGCGTGAGGGGGGTCCCCGTGTGGATCATGACGCTGAGCGATCGTCACGTGGGGTGACGTGGGGGTCCGGTTCTCTGTCACAGCGAGTGACTCCGCACAGCCACTCTGTTGTGTCCCTCTCTCTCCGTCGCAGGTCAGAGGCTTGCGGGGCGGCCGCTGAGTGCCCCGCTGGCGGCCTCGCAGCGCGCCGGCGTGCGTCGGGACCCCCGGCCCGCACGCGTCGGCTCCGGCCGTCTGGCGGCGCCCCCAGAGCGCCACTGGCGGCCGTTCGGCCGGTGCCCGGGGTGATCGCGACCCCGGGCACCGGCGCCCGCCGGCCTCCCGACCTGCGATTCCTCGTACTCGGAATCCCCAACTACGCAGCGTGACTGACTCCGGAGCGTGACTGCCCCCCGGCGGCGCGCCCGCTCCCTACGGAGAGTGATGACCATGTGGACGGCCCCGACCGCCATGCAGTGGCTCAACCTGCTGATCAACTTCCTGCTGCCCATGCTGGTCGCGCTGATCACCAGCCGGGCCGCCGACGGCTGGGCGAAGGCGGTCACGCTGCTGATCCTGAGCGCCGTGTCCGGGTTCGGCCTGTCGGTGATCGAGGCATACCAGGCCGGCATGCCGCCGGACCTCGGCGTCTCGGCCTGGAACGCGCTGATCGGGCTGGTGGTGGCCATCGCGGTGCACTTCGGGCTGTGGAAGCCCGGCGGCATCACTGGGTCGCAGGGGCTCATCCAGACGCGCCTGCCGGGCGGGTTCGGGGGTCAGCCGTGAGTCAGCGAGACGCGGGCAACCAGGTCACCCCGCCCCGGCCGAAGGTTCCCCCGCCACCGCCCCCGCCACCGGGGCCGAATGCATGCCGGTGCGGCAGTTCGTGCAGGTGCCGCCGATGAGCGATTCCTCGTACGTGGAACCGTCTGCGCTGGCGCCCAGCTCGCCCGAGTCCGACGAACTCGCTCAGCTCACTGCTCAGCTCGCGGCGTGCGGTCCGGGCGACGAGCCGCTGGCCGTGTACTTCCGGGGGCGGATCGCCGAGCTGGAGGCCGGTGCGCCCGCGTATCAGAGCGCCATCCCGGAGCCGTGGTGTCCTCCGGACACGAACGGCCAGAGCGCGCACGACGGTCTACTGCTGGGCGCCCAGCTGGCCGCGCTGGTCGGCAGCTACCTGGCGTCGGGTCCCGGCGCCTCGCGCGCCCAGCTGGCGCTCGCGCTGCGCCGCTACGAGGCATGGGCCGGTCCGGCGGGCTGGGTGCCGCGATGACCAGCCTGATCGACCCGCCGCGTCCGGACGGCAACCAGGTGCCGCAGCCCAAGCACGTCGCGCGCCAGGTCGGCGAGTCCTATCGGGACTGGGGCGCCCGCCTGGCGGGTCAGCTGCGCGCGGCCGAGCGCGAGATCGAGGAACGCGACGTCACCATCCGGGCGAACGAGCTGGAGATCGAGCGCCTGCGCGCGGCGCGCGCCGTGCTGGCCGACCGAGACGCTGAGCTGCTCGAACTCAAGGGACCATGCAGCGGGCCGGGGTGCCGACTGCACTGCGCGCACCGGGGCCCGTGCGACATCCGCGAGGCGCGCACCCCGTGACCACCCTCGATCAGCGTGCCCGCCGGCCGCAGGGCCGCGCACGCCCCCCCGGCCGGCCGGATTCCGGCCCGGTGCTGGGCTCGACCACCCCGCGGATCTGGACGCGCCCGCTGGTGGTCGGCGAGCCGGGTCCGTGCGGGTGCGGCTGCGCGCTGACCGAGCACAGTTCACTGGGCTTCCAGGCCATCCGGTTCGCCTCGGACGTGCTGCGCGTGCGGCTGTGGCCCTGGCAGCGCTGGTGGCTGATCCACGCCCTGGAGCTGCGGCCCGACAGCTCGTTCCGCTTCCGCGTGATCCTGACCCTGGTTGCGCGCCAGCAGGGCAAGACCTGGCTGCTCAAGGTGCTCAGCCTCTGGGCGATGTACCTCGGGCACGTACAGCTGGTGCTGGGCGCCGCGCAGTCCCTGGACATCGCCGACGAGTCCTGGAAGGGCGCGGTCGAGCTGGCGCAGTCCACGCCCGCGCTCGCCGAGGAGGTTGCCTCGATCATCCGGGGCAACGGCAAGACCTGCCTGACGCTGGTCAAGCGGTCACGAACGACCGGCCAGGTGGTGCCCGACGAGATGGGTCCGCGCTACCGCACGGTGGCAGCCACTCCGTCGGCCGGGCGTGGCCTCTCAGTGGGCCTGCTGATCCTGGACGAGCTGCGCGAGCACCGGGACTGGGCGGCCTGGGCCAGTCTGACCAAGACCACGATTGCCCAGCTCAACGCGCTGACCGTGCTGATCAGCAACGCTGGCGAGGATCGCTCGGTGGTGCTGAACGCGACCAGGGAGTCCGCGCTGGCCGCGATGGAGGATCCGGACGCGGACGACTCGATCGCGCTGATGGAGTGGTCGGCGCCCGACGGCTGCGACCTGGACGACGAGCTGGCCCTGGCCTGCGCGTGCCCGACGCTGAACCTGCCCGGCTCCGGGTTCACCACCCGGGTGGCCGCCGGCATGCGCGCCGTCGAGCCGCCCGGGGTGTACCGGACCGAGGTGCTCTGCCAGCGGGTGTCGGCGCTGGATCCGCCGCTGGACCCGATCGCGTGGGCGAACTGCGTGGATCACTCCGGCTCCCTGGTCACGGTGCGCGAGCAGGTCTGCGTGGTGGTCGACGTGGCCGAGGACGGCGGGCACGCGGTACTGGCCGGCGCGGCGGTGCTGGGTGACGGGCGGATCCGGGTCGAGACGATGGCCGCGTGGAACGACGTCGAGACGATGCGTCGCGAGCTGCCCGAGCTGATCGAGCGCATCCGGCCGCTCGACATGGGCTGGTACCCCTCGGGCGGGTCGGCCGCCTACGGCGCGGAGTTCCGCTCGCTACGCCTGCGCACCCGGCGCGCGCTGGCGAAGGTGGTCGGCGAGCGCGGCGAGCGCCACGTGCAGGAGTACGACGAGGACGAGCTGACCCGCCTGGTGGCCGGCATGGAGCGCGAGGCGGCCATGGGCTTCTCGGCGAAGGTGCGCGCCGGGCGGATCCTGCGCTCGCCGGACCCGCTGATGACCGCGCACGGCGCGGCGGCGGTGAAGATCCCGCGCCCGGGTGGGTGGACCTTCGGACGCACCGACGGCGGGCACGTCACCGCGGTGCGCGCGGCGGCCGGCGCGGCATACCTGGCCCAGCTCGCGCCGCCGGCTGCGCCGATGCCGCGCTCGGCGGTGTTCTGATGGGCGCCCCGAGGTGACCGTCCCCGGTGACCTGCGCTCGGCGCTGGCCACGGCGGGGCAGCTGGCCGGCGCGGGCGTGATGCTGGCGGGGTTGTACCTGCTGGCCGGCCTGGCGTGGACCATGGTCGTGGCGGGCGCCGCGCTGCTGGCGGTCTCCACGCTGGTCGAGATAGTCGCCGGTCCGCGCGCCGGCGTGCGATCATCCCGGGCAGTATCCACAAGTCGATCACCAGGTGTGGAGGAGTAGCTGATGGGGCTCGGCCAGCTGCTCGGGCCGGTGCTGAACCGGAACCTGGTCTACGACGTCACCAACACCCAGTCCGGCGCGCACGACACCTACACGATCGTGACCGACGGCGGGCCGGGCATGTATCCGGACTGGAGCGCGGGCGCGTATCGCGGTTTGCTCGGGATCCCGGCCGCCGACCAGGCCATGATGCTGATCGCCGGGCTGATCGGGCGGGTGCCCTGGTGCGGCTACCGCAAGGTGGCCGGTCGGCGTCCGGTGAAGCTCGACCCAGAGCCGACCATCCTGGACTACCCGGCGGGCAGCTTCGAGATCCCGCTACGCACCTGGCACGGCTGGGCCATGGACCGGATGGCGCACGGCAACGGGGTCGGCCTGGTGGCCGCCCGCACGCCGGACGGCTGGCCGAGCGCCTACACGCCGGTGTCGGCCGAGATGGTCTCGGTGGCGCGCGCCGGCCAGGGGTGGATGCCGGCGGGGTTCGCCGAGGGCGAGATCGTCTGGTACATCGGCGGGCGGTACTACCACCAGTACGAGGTGATCCATTTCAAGGGGCCCGCGAAGCCCGGCGACCTGCGCGGCATGGGCGTGCTGGAGAACCACTTCGCCACCCTGGACCGGTCCAGGAAGCTGGACCGTCAGGCGTCGGACGTGGACGCGAACGCGGTGCCGACCGGCCTGCTCAAGTCGCTGAACCCGGACCTGACCCAGGCCGAGGCGACCGCGCTCAAGGACGCGTGGCGCACCGCCCAGGCGACCCGCACGGTGGCCGTGCTGAACCCGTCCACGGAGTTCGAGCCGATCAGCTGGTCGCCGACCGACGCACAGCTGCTGGAGGCCCGGCAGTACACCCTGACCGAATGGGCCAACATCTTCGGGATCGACTCGTCGTTCCTGGGCGGGGACTCCCCGAAGGGAACCTACGCGAATCTGGAGGAAAAGGGCCTGGATCTGCTGCGATACGGGCGACCTGGAGAAATGGTCGTGGAGTTCGAGCAGACCCTGACCATGCAGCTCCCGCGCGGGCAGTACGTCAAGGCCAATATGGATTTCACGTTGCGGCCCAGCACGCAGACCCGTTACGAGACCCATGCCATTGGCATCGCGGGCGGCTTCCTGACCCCGGACGAGGCGCGCGAGCTGGAGGACCGGGACCCGCTGACCGAGCAGCAGCGTGCGCAGATCCAGGCGGCCAACGCGAAGGCGCCCGCAGGCCCGGCCGGTCAGCAGTCCTCGGCGCCGGTGATGCCGCAGTCCCCCGGCGAGGTGGCCGGGCGTGGACGCCTGCGGGCCCAGCTGGAAGTGCTCGACATCCTGCGCGGACGGCACTCCGCGCCGGAGCCGGGCGGCGCCGGCGGCGACCAGCCACGGTGGCCGGAGGGCAGTCCGTTGGGCGGCCAGTGGATCGGCACCTCGTCGAGCGCGAGCCGGGGCGAGGGCGCCCCGGCCTCCGGGGTCGTGCTGTTCGACCCGAACGATTCCGGCGAGCTGGAGGAGACCCGTCCCGCCGGCGCGAAGCGGCGTAGCGGACAGGGGGGCGGCGGCGACACCGGACTCAAGCCCTACCGGCTCAACGACGAGAAGTACTGCCCGACCTGCGGCGGCAAGGCCCAGGACCCGCAGATGTCGGACCCGGAGTCCAGCGCGGGGTTCGCCGGATGGAAGCCCGACGGGACCGAGGTCTGGTACAGCGCGCCCGAGTCCTGCGACGAGCCGTATCACGACAAGTCGGACCCGGACTATCAGAACGACCGCGCGCAGGATGCGCGCGTCTCGCGCGATCCGGCGATCACCTGGTTCGACGAGGCCGACGTCCTCGACGACGACGAGATCGTGCCGGGCGCCGACGATGCAGAGCTGCGCGCAGCGGACCTGTCCGGCGGCCGGCTCAAGGCGTACTGGACGACCGGTCCGGGCCTGGCGAAGTGGCGCGGGTCGCCGACCCCGTGGCGGGCGTTGCGCCGGCACCTGTCCAAGTACCTGTCCGGGCGCAAGCTGGATGCGACCACCTCGGCCTGGTACCGGATCGTGTTCGGAAGGCTGCCGAACGGATGAGCGTCATCATCCCGGCCGGCCAGCTGGTGCAGCGCGTCCGATGGGGCGCGGTCTACCCGGCCGGGTTCGGTCCGGCCCCGATGCCGGCCGCGCGGGTATGGCTGCACCACTCCGAGACGGTCTCGGCGGGGCCGAACGCGACGCTGGACGCGGACATCGCCACCGTGCAGGCGCTGGAGCGGATCGGGCAGCAGCGGTTCGGCGGCGGGATCAGCTACACGTTCGCGGTGTGCGAGTCGGGGCGGATCTTCGAGGGCACCGGGCCGACCCGGCGCGGTGCGCACACCAAGGGCGAGAACACGGTGGCGCGCGCGATCGTGCTGGTGGGCAGCTACATGACCCGCGAGCCGACCGAGCAGCAGCTGGCCGCCGTCGCACTGCTGCTGGCGCGTGGCGCGCCGGGCTGGTGGCGCCTGCCCGAGCTGGCCGGCGGACACCGGGACGCGCCCGGCGCGGCGACCAGCTGCCCGGGCGACCGCGCGTACGCGCACGTAGGTCAGATCAACGTCAGAGCCGCGCAGCTGTGGGCCGCAGGGGAGGACGACGACATGTTCGACGAGCGCGACCGCGCGAAGCTCGACCGGGTGCATCAGGAGCTGACCCGCCAGCTGGCCAACCGGCGCGGCCCGAGCGGGCGCACCATCGTCAACGGCGGCCAGGACACGCCCGCGGGCTACGCGGCCAACGCCGATGGCATGGGCTTTCGCGCCGAGGCCGTGCTGGGCTCGCTGCTGCTGGCCCAGCAGCAGACCAACCGCGCCCTGGCAGAGCTGACTGCGCGGATCGAGAGGATGGAAGGCCGATGACCGCTGGGATCCCCGGGACCAACGCGACCGACCCGAACCGGCCCTACGGCGGCGAGGCGGTCTTCACCCGCACGTTCCGCCCGTTGCTCGAGGTGCGCACCGCGGGTAAGGGCGGCGACGGGCGGGTGATCGAGGGCATCGCGGTGCCCTGGCTACAGGAACAGCGCATCGATCACTCCCTGGTCGAGCAGTTCGCGCCGGGCGCGTTCGATCACCAGCTGCGCGCGGCGCACCGGGTGCCGGTGTCCTGGGAGCACATGACGCTGGGCGGCCAGCTGGTCGGGCGGGCGCTGGAGCTGCGCAACGACGCGGCCGGGCTGTGGGGCGCCTACCGGATCTCGGCGACGTCGGCGGGCGACGACCTGCTGGCGCTGGTCGGCGACGAGGTGCTCTCCGAGCTGAGCATCGGGTTCCGCGAGCGGGAGAACTTCCGCGAGCCCAACGGCACCATCACGCGCGTGCGCGCGGACCTGCGGGAGGTGGCGGTGGTCCTGGCCGGCGCCTACGGCGAGGGCGCGTCGATCCTCGCGGTGCGCTCGGACCAGCAGCAGGGCACGACCGCCTGGCGCCCGGAGCCGCGCCGGATCGACCAGGTCGACGCGCTGCTGGCGGGGATGGGCGCGTTGCCGGCGCTGCCGGAGTAGATGCACCGGCGCTCCGTGGATGCGGGCGGGAAACGGCACCCCGCCAGGGCCGGCTCCATTCCAGCCGCAGCCTGCCGTAGCCGCTGCTGGGACCGTGACCTTCGATCCGAGGACTCGCATCCACGCAACGCCGGTGCCGCGTCAGGATAGCTCACTGCGTTGGCCCACGACTAGCGCGTGACTTGCGCGTGAGCATGCGCTAGCTTGTGGGCTATGGCTCACGCAACGCTCACGATGCGCGGCACGGCGCCGCTGCTCATGCACAACACCCGCCTGGCCGACCCGCTCGATCCGATCGTGCGGGAGATGAAACCGATCATGGCCAAGCGCTCGCGCAAGACCGACGAGGACCGCGAGGCGCTGGCGCGCCTGGAGTACGTCGGTGGCCTCTACTTCGACCCGGACGTCGGCCCGTTCGTGCCCGGCGAGAACGTCCGGCAGTGCCTGCGCGGAGCGGCCAAGCGCAGCCGGCGCGGAGACAAGGTGCAGGCGGGCGTGCTCGTCCCGGAGCGGGTCAACCCGCTGGGCTACACCGGCCCGCGTGACCTGGACGAGCTGTGGAAGGACGCGAACTTCCGCACCGTGGACTCGGTGGTGGTCGAGCGCAAGCGGATCATGCGCACCCGCCCGATGTTCCGGGACTGGGCGCTCTCGGTGGAGATCGAGTTCGACCCGGAGATCATCGACCGCACCGAGCTGGAGGAGTTCGCCCGGCTCGCCGGATCCATCGTCGGGATCGGGGACTGGCGCCCGGTGTACGGCCGGTTCGCGGTGGAGTTCGAGTGATGTCCCCGTTCACCCCGGTGGGCGCGGTCGCGCGCTGGCGCACGCTCTACGACCTGCTGCGGGCGGCGAAGGTCGGCGAGGTGGTCACCTACGTGGCCATGGCGACCGCGCTGGAGCTGCACCCGGACCAGGACCGTACGACCATCCAGCTGGCGGTGCGTCGGGCGGTCAAGGAGTTGGAGACCGAGAATCGGCGCACCGCGCGGGCGGTGCCGAACAAGGGCTACGAGATCGTCGAGCCGGGCGTGCAGTTGGACCTTGCGCGCCATCACCAGGGCAAGGCGGGCCGCGCGCTGGTACGCGCGCAGAGTAAGGCGGTCAACGTCGACTTCAACGGCATGGACGCCGGCATCCGCCAGGCGTTCGAGCTGGTCGGCCAGGCGCTGGCCGCGCAGATCGACCTGTCGCGCCGGCTCTCGGTACGCACTGAGCGGCTAGAGAAAGCCCTGTCCAGCACGACCCAGCGCGGCGAGCGGACCGAGGCCGAGGTGGCCGCGCTGCACGAGCGGCTGGCGAAGCTGGAGAAGCTCGTGAGCGAGTAGGACCCGGCTCGGCATGGCACGGCGGGGCATGGCACGGCGGGGCAGGACCCGGCTCGGCGTGGCAGGGCGGGGCGGGGCGCGGCTCGGCTCGGCACGGCATGGCCGGGCGAGGCATGGACGGTTGGGCGAGCGGCACACATCCGGGTTCGAGTCCCGGACGCCCGCGCGTGGCGCGGCCGGGCAGGGTTTGGCGTGGCGGGGCCGGGCAAGTCATGGCCTGGCAAGGCATGGCAGTGCTGGGCAGGGCGAGGCCAGGCGCGGCAAGGCGAGGCCAGGCGCGGCGCGACGAGGCAGGGACGGTTGGGCGAGCGGCACACATCCGGGTTCGGGTCCTGGACGCCCGCGCAAGGCGTGGCGAGGCAATGCGTGGTGAGGCTCGGCAGGGCTGGGCTATGCATGTCCGGGCTGGGCGCGGTGAGGCTGGACGTGGCAAGGCAGGGCGATGCCAGGCACGGCGAGGCGAGGCAGGGACGGCTGGGCGAGCGGCACACATCCGGGTTCGGGTCCTGGACGCCCGCGCTTGGTGAGGCGTGGCGTGGACAGGCGAGGCATGGCAGGGCGCCGCTGGGCAGGGCATGGCCAGGTTGGACGAGGCAAGGCCGGGCCAGGCAAGGCAGTGCGGGGCGTGGCTGAGCGCGGCAAGGCAAGACCCGGCGCGGCATGGCAGGGGTACGGCCCCCGGACTTCGGTCCAGGGGCCGTACGTCGTGCGCTGGTCTGCGGGAACGTAGATCAGCTACCCTCGCGCCAGCAGCACCGAGGTCGACACCCCTCACCGAGGCCGGCACCCCGCGAGAGCAGCACCCCGGCAGGTAGGTAGGCACCCCGACACGTAGGTGGGTCGAGTCCATCCCCATCTGTCGGGAGTCCCCCCGTGCCCAACCCGTACCTGCAGACCCTGCACGACAAGTACACCCAGCTCCAGACCGCCATGGCGGCGGTCAAGGAGAAGGCCGTCACCGAGAACCGCGACCTGTCCGAGGACGAGCTGACCTCGGTGCGCGGCATGGCCGAGCAGGGCGCCCCCCTGCTGCGCCAGATCGAAGACCTCACCGAGGTGGAGCTTCGCGACCGCAAGGTTCAGGAGCTGGCCGCCCAGATCTCCGGCGACGCGACCGCCGAGGCGGTGCGCGCGCGCACCGATCCCGAGCTGACCTCGGTGACCCGCACGCGCCCGGGCGCGCAGCCGCTCGCGCGCACGCAGGATCGCGACCCCGGGCACTACACCCGGTCCGCGCCGAACTCGTTCTTCGGCGACCTGCACCGGTCGCGCCACGGTGACGACGACGCGGCGCGCCGGCTCGCCGAGCACAACCGCGCGCTGACCACCGGGTCGGCCGGCGCCGGCGTGGTGCCGCCGCACTGGCTGACCGACGAGTTCGAACTCCTGGCCCGCCAGGGCCGCGCGCTGGCCTCGGCGGTGCGCAACATCGGACTGGGTAGCGATCCGCGCCCGATCACGCTGCCCAAGCAGACCACCGGCACCGACGCCGAGATCGTCGAGCAGTCCGCGGAGAACGACGCGACCGAGGATGACGACGCCTGGGCCTCGAGCACGGACACGGTGACCCCGAAGCCCACGGCGGGCATCCAGATCGTGTCGCGCCAGATGCTGGACATGTCCAGCCCGGCGATCGATCTGCTGATCTACGGCGACATGTTGGCCGCGTACAATCTCAAGATCGAGAAGAAGGTCGGCGCCGCCATGGTGACGGCCGCGTCCACCGCGGTGACGACCTTCGCCACCGAGGCGGCGTTCCAGACCGACCAGGACGCCTACGACGCGGTCGTGGACACCTCGATCGCGGTGCGCAACGCGCGCAAGCTGCCGGCGGACTTGATCGCCATGGGCATCGTCCGCTACGGCGAGTTCCTCAAGCTCAAGGACGCCGACGGTCGCCCGCTGATCGTCGAGAACTCCATGGGTCCGATGAACGCCATCGGCGTGGGCACCGTGCAGGTCGACGGCCGGCTGGCCGGCCTCGGGATCATCGCCACCGACGGCGTGTCGACCGGCAGCTACCCGGAGTCGGTCATCGTCGCCCGCGCGGCGGACACGATCCTCTTCGAGTCCGACACCCTGCGCTTCCGCTACGAGGAGCCCCTCGGTCCGGAGAGCGTCAAGTTGGGCGTCTGGGGCTACAGCGCGGTCATCGTCCGCCAGGCCGGCAAGTCGGTGAAGCGCTTCGTCGTGACGGCGGCCAGCTGATGGCGGCCATCAAGGCACCGGCCCGGGTGGGTGATCTGTCCGGCGACCTGCGGGCGGTCACCTTCCGGGTCGGCACCGGCACCCTTGCCGCCCGCCAGTCGGCGATCACCGCACCGACCGGCGGGGGCACCGTGGATGCCGAGGCTCGCACGGCGATCAACACCGTGATCACCGTGCTGGAGACCTTCGGCATGGTCACTCCGAACTAGAGGGGCTGACCATGGCGTTCGCCGTCCAGAAGGTCACGGTGCTGGGCACCTTCCCGTCCAAGCTGATCTATACGGCCGGTGCGGACGACCAGGAGGTGCGGCTGTTCACCAGCTCGTCCTACGGGGTGTCCATCGGTGGCTCGGCGCTGCTCAGCGCGTCCGACGGGATCTCGTCGGACGCGCTGGACGGCTGGATCACGGTCACCGCCGGAGACGAACTCTGGGCGGTGCGCGACTCCCCCGGTGACGCGATCGTGACCCTGCTCGTGCGCAGCGAGACCGCATGAGCTGGCCGCCGAGTCTGGACCTGCTCAAGCGGGACCAGAAGATCACCGATACCCGCGACGACGTGCGTCTACAGGACATGCTCGACGCGGCGGTGGCCTTCGTGCAGCGCTTCCACGACGGGCGCTTCGACTTCGGCGAGGTGCCCGAGGACGTCACGGCCGATCCGCTCCCCATCCCGGACGCCGACATGGCGCTCGGGACCGTCCGGCTGGCCGTCCGCTGGAGTGTGCGCGGGCGGTCGCCGGACGGGATCGTGCAGTCCGGCGAGCTGGGCACCAACCGGGTGCCCAGCTTCGACGCCGACATCGACCGCAAGCTGCGTATCGGCCGTCACGCGCCCTCGGTGATCGCATGAGCGCCCCCGGCCAGCTCACCCCGGCCGAGCAGGCGGTCGGCTCGCAGACCGCCACCTGGGCGGCGCGCGAGGCGCTGCTGAGCGCCTGCCTGGCGGTGCCCGGCCTGCGCGCCTACCTGCCCGGCGACGACCTCGAGCCGCCGGCGGTGCTGGTCAGCCCGCCGCAGCTGACCTGGAGGACCGCTTCGTCTCAGCCCAGCGAGGCGGTCTTCCAGGTCGTCGTGGTGGTGGGCGCATCCGAGCGCGCGCTGGAGCAGCTCGATGCGCTGGTGCCGCAGGTGGCCGAGGCGATCGACGGGTCCGGGGTCGGGGTGGTCCGCACGGCCGAGCCGGGCACCTGGGACGTCGGCGCCATTCCGCTGCCCGCCTATTTCATCGAAACGGAAGTAGCGCTATGACCGCTGCACACAACCGCAAGCTCCGGGAGATGACCGTCACCATCGGCGGTGTCTCTTTCGAGAACCAGCTGGTGACCGCCGAGATCCAGAACAACACCGACGACGGCACCGTTTTCCACACCTTCGGCGGGGACGACGGCAGCTTCGTCGAGGCGGCCGACGACTCCTACGCGCTGAACCTGGTCATGTACTCGGACTGGCGCAGTGCGGGGGTCTCGGACTGGCTCTGGGACAACGACGGCGAGACCGTCGACTTCACGCTGGTGCACCACCCGAACACGGTCGGCGAGACCGTGCAGTGGGACGGCGAGGTGCTGATCAAGGCGCCGACGGTCGGCGGCGAGGTGCGCACCACCGAGCAGACCTCGGTGGTGCTGCAGTGCCCGGCCAAGCCCACCAAGTCGCGGCCCTGATGATCTGTCCGTAGGAGGACTCCCCCATGGCACTCACCTCGTCTGTGCGCCTCGCTCTGCAGGGCGTGCAACAGAACACTGTCGATCTCGGCACCTCGCAGGCCCGGCGGACCGTCGAGCTGGCGGTCAGCCTGGCGGCCGGTACCGGCGCCGGCCAGGCCGACCTGGTCTTCGCCGACACCCGCACGCTGGCCGCGTCCGGCACCGAGGATCTCGACCTGGCGGGCGCGCTCGCGGATGCGTTCGGCGTCGCCCAGGTCTTCGCCCGGGTGAAGGCGATCGCGGTCAAGGCGGCCAGCGGCAACACCAACAACGTGCAGGTGACCCGCCCGGCCAGCAACGGGCTGGTGCTGTTCATGGCGGCCGGGGACGGCATCGCCCTGCGGCCCGGGATGATGTTCGCCACGGCGGCAGGCTCGGCCGACGCCACCGGCATCGCGGTCACCGCCGGCACCGGCGACCTGCTGACCATCACCAACTCCGCCGGCTCGACCACGGTGACCTACGACATCGTGATCATCGGGTGCAGCGCATGATCAGCTACCGCTGCACTCCCGAGGACGGGGAGACCTACGACCTGGTTGCCGACTCCCGCGACATCCTGGAGTGGGAGCTGGCCAAGCCCTCGCGGTACTTCGGCCAGCTGCAGGCCAAGCCCGCGCTCGCCGACCTGGTGGAGATCGCCTACTTCGCCTCGCGCCGGCGCAAGTTCTGGACCGGCGAGTACGGCGAGTTCCGCCGCCAGGTGCAGGTGGAGCCGACCGCGGGCGCCGAGGAGTCCGGCGTCATGGACCCTACCCAGTCGGAAGTCTGAGGCGGCTCATCGTGCAGCTCGCTCTGACGACCGGGATCCCGGTGGTGTCGTGGCTCGCGGGTGACCCGCGAGACATCGACACGGCGCTGGCGATCCTGGTCGAGCAGCAGGAGCGACGCGATGGCCCGTGACTTCCTGGACATCAAGGTGCGCGGCGCGCGTGAGGTGATGCGCGCGCTGGACGCGCTGCCCGCCGACGCGCGGCGCGAGGCGCGCCGAGGCGCGGTCGAACTCTCGCGCGAACTCGCGCGCATCGTGCGCGCGGCTGGGCGGGCGGACACCCGCCAGAGCGCGCGGGCCGCGCGCACAGTGCGCACCGCGACCGCGGGCACCAACCCGGCGGTGGTGGCCGGTCCGCACCCGCTGCTGTTCGGCAGCGAGTTCGGGATCAAGCGTCGGACCGGCTGGTACGCCGCCGGGCGTTACGACGACTCGCCCGCCAGGCAGTTCCGTCGGCACCGGGGCAACCAGTCCTACTGGTTCTTCAAGGCCCAGGACGAGGCCGCCCCGAAGATCCGCCGGGCGCACCAGGAGATGGTTGACGCGATCGTGCGCAGCTGGAGCGCGTAGTGGCATCGGTCAGCAGCGTTATCAGCATCACGATCGCCGCGTCGGTGGTCGGGGTGGAGCGCGCCGCGCTGCGGGTGCGTGCGGCCGTGCGCTCGATGAACGATGCCGTCAAGGAGAACGAGGAGCTACTAGACAAGTCCACCACGGCGATCCGTGGGTTCGCGGGCGTGGTGACCAAGCTGGGCACGATCGGCACCGTCGCGCCGCTGATCGCTGGCGTGACCACCTCGCTGGCCAGCCTGGCGCCGGTCGCCTTCGTGGCGGTCGGCGCGATCGGCGCCCTGGTGGCGGCGAAGGCGACGTTCAAGCTGGCCACCCAGGGATTCGCCGATGCGGTCGGCGGGGATGCCGATGCGCTGGCCAAGCTGGCGCCGGCGGCACGCCAGACCGTGCGCGCGATCGATGAGCTGCGTCCGGCGTTCGACGGCCTGCGCCGCGAGACCCAACAGCGGTTCTTCGAGGGGTTCGCCGACGATCTGCGCGCCATCAGCAACACCTACCTGCCGGTACTGAAGGCGCGCCTGCCCGAGATCGCGGGCGAGTTCAACGCCATGGGTCGGGCGTTGACCAAGGCGCTGACCGCGCCGTCCGGCCAGAACGACGTCAACGAGGTGCTGATCAGCACCGTCGACACGCTGCGCAACATGCGCCCGGCGCTGGCCGACGTGGCTGACGGCATCCTCGGTATCGCGGGCGTGGGCGCGCGCCACCTGCCCGGACTGGGCACCGCGATCAGCGACGTGGCGGCCCGGTTCCGGGACTGGGTCGACACCTCGGTGGAGAACGGCGACCTGGAAGACATGATCGACCGGGCGCTGGCGGGGTTCGCCAGCCTCGGGCGCACCGTCGGCAACGTCGGGGCGATCATCGGCGACGTGTTCACCGGCCTGGCACAGGGGGCCGGCAAGGACTTCCTGACCACGATCGAGGACGCGACCGGCAAGCTGGCCGACCTGGCGGGCAGCGAGCAGATCCAGGCCGGCCTGGGCGCCATCGGCGAGACCTTCGCGACCGCGGGCGAGCAGATCCAGAACGTGTTCTTCACCGCGTTGAACGAGGCTGTCGCCCCGGCGCTGGTGGAGCTGCAGCCGCTGCTGACCGAGATCGTCGAAGTGGTCGGCACGGCGCTGACCAACGCGCTGGCGATCGTCGGGCCGCTGCTGCGTGACTTCGCCCGGTTCCTGTCGGACAACAAGGAGATCATTGCGGACCTGGCGCCGCTGGTGATCGGGTTGTGGGCAGCATTCAAGGGCTACACGATCGTCACCACCGCGTCGGCGGCCCTGGCGCCGCTGGTCGCCCGGCTGGGCGGGCTGTCGCGGATCCTGCGGGTCGGTGGCCTGATCGTTGGGCTGGGCGCGGTCGCGGTCGAGATCGACAAGATCAACCAGGCGGCGGCCCAGAACGAGGGTCGCCCGCTCACCGACATGGAAGACAACCTCGCCGACATCGTCGGCGGGGGCCGCCAGATCGCTGAGCTGGACTTCCCTGGGATCTTCGCCGACATCGGCGACGAGATCCACACGCTGCGGACCGGGTTCCTGGAGGGGACCAGCCCGATCGGCGCGTTCAAGGACAAGTTCCTTGAGCTGAACCTCACCGTGCGTGATTTCTTCGTCGATGCCGGCAATCGGGTCATCGGGTTCTTCACCACCGACTTCCCGAATGCCATCAACGGGATTGCCGACAGCATCGGGACGTTT